CAGATTGAACTTATTATTACTGTTTATGTTAGTGTTGTTATTCACAGTATTATTACCCATATTCTTTGACATTTCTACAATACTTGATGTTAATTCGTCATTTTTCTTTACTAACTCTAAAATAGTATTTGTTAACAATTCATAACGGGTATCTTCATTTTGGATTGATACCGATTCGTGTACGTTTTCGGTATTCATTTTACACGTTCGTTTATGGTTACATAAACTCGACATATGTTTGTATTCTTTTCCACAATCGCATCTATACACTTTGGCGACTTCTTGCGATAATTTATTAGGATTTATTAGGATTTGATGTTTACGAGTGGATAAGTGTTTATTAAAGTCGCTTTGTTTGCTACATATATAGTTACAAAGTTCACAATTAAATTTTTGGCGATTATGCGCGAGTTTATTATTAGGCATAATTCGTATATATTACTAATATATAAATTGCCTAAATCATTTTCCGCGTAATATACTTATTTTTTTATGCTAACATATTTTTCTCAAAAATACACAAAATACAGCATAACGCTCATAACCCATATTTTAGAAAACCGTTTTAAAATTTCTCATCGAGGATTTTCATTTTGGACATTTATTTTATGTCCAATTTCAAAATCTTGAGCCAATTCTTTTTCGCACTTTTATACATTTTCAGCGTAAAATTATTTAATTATCTATATACACTAAAATATTATTTATCAACCTATTATAAATGAAAGAATACGTATCATTAAAGGAATTTTTAGATATATTTAAAAGTCCAACACAGAATGATACATTTGAAACCTTTTATGACAAAGCCCAAGTAAAGTCGGGAAACAAAATAACCAAACTATCAGAATATGTCAAATCAAAGAATATAAATAGGAATGATATACAAGTGTTGCATAATCATATCAAAAAACGAGATGAATATTTAACGCGTTTTTATAATATGTCTTTACGAATAAAGGAACCAAAAATACACAATGTTCTCAAACCTATGAAAATAAATGAATTAGATAACAACAAAGAACCATTGTATAAAAATGTAATACGAAGTATGCATATGTTAGATATATTACAAAATACAAAATCAGGTATTGAGAACATTCCTACTTATATGGACGTATTGAAAGGCTTATATCTTAAAAATATCATAGATTACAAAATATTAACCCCAAGTTCTCTATTTTATATGAATAATGGACGATTAGGTAGTGTGTTCTCATCATATTATTTCAGAGCATCCATCATGAACCCATATTTAGTATATTCATTGAATCATAGTTTATTAAAGGGTACAAAAATATTTACACCTACATTGGGATGGACTTCATATTGTTATGGATTTATGGAATGTCCTATGGTAACTGAATATGTAGGAACCGATGTTATTAAGAGTGTCTGTGATAAGACGAGTAGATTCGCAAGAGAAAACTATAAGGACAAAAAGATAGATATTTACTGTAAACCATCAGAAGAATTAATGAATATACCTAAGTTTGTAAAGGATTATAGAGAACATTTCGATGTGGTATTTTTCAGCCCACCTTATTACCGTCTCGAATTATACGAAGGTAAGAATCAAAGCACATCCAAATATAAGACATATGAAGATTGGTTACATAAATATTGGGAAAAAACCATACAATTATGTGAGTATGTTCTCCAACCGGGGGGTAGATTGTGTTATATTGTATCTGGGTATGGTTCTGAGAAAACAACCAATAATTTAAATTTAGTAGAAGATATGAATAAGATAACTAAGAAATATTTTACATATAAGAGAACATTGCCAATGTATAATAAAAACGTTCATGTGACAACACATAAAGAAACAGGAGAACAAATAATATTATTCATAAAGTAAATATAATACTAATGTATAATGGAAACTTATATATTAGTAGCATTGTTAATAGCTGTCCTATGGGGGTTATCACCAATCATGTATAAACATTTATTAGATAGGTATCATCCAACATCTGTACTCGCATTTGTATCTATAGCGTATTTTATATGTGTGTTTGTAATGGGTTGCTGTAACCACCAATCGATACTTGAAGACTACAATAAAATAGACTTCAATGATATGTGTTGGGTGGTTTTAGTGTCAGTAACAGGATTATTTATAGCAAATATACTGCAGGTTACTGTATTGAAGGATAATGACCCGTCCATTGTTTCACCAATTATCTATTCGTGTCCGTTAATTACATTATTAGTAGCATATTTGTTGTTTAATACGACGTTAAACATTGAGTGTTTATTCGGTTCGTTTTTAATTGTATCAGGAGTATTATGTATATCTATGTGTTCGGATAATCGTAAACAAACAATGGACTTAAATAAATTATTCAAGTTGGCGTAAGATTTCTTCTGGATAATCCATATCCTTAAGCACTCGGATGGCTCCTTTAATATGTGAGATACCCTTTTTAATTTTATATTTGTATTCATATTTTCCATCTTGGAGAACATTGACATCCATTTTATAATTTTGTATATATTTTGATTGTTTGAAATGTTTACAAATCTTCTTGTAATGTGTTGTTAATAAGAATGTTACATTCTCATGATGAGACATGTATTCTAAGAATGCTTTACCTGCCTGTTCTGCTTCTGTAGGGTTTGTACCCGAATATAATTCATCAAATATACAGAAATGACGATGAGATGTGTCATTGTTCTCAATAATAATATCAATAATGTCTTTACATCTTCTTGATTCTGCTTGGAATAAACTATCCCGTTCGGATGTATCTGGTATATTCAAATAAGAATGAATATGTGTATATGGAATAATATTCGCCTTTTTATAGAAACCACAGCCAAATTGTTGTGAGAATATGATATTAATAGCACTTGTTTTCAGTATAGTTGTCTTACCTGCCTTATTTGGTGCGGATATAATCATATTTTTATCAAAGTTACATGTATTTTTGACAGGGTTCTCGTTAATTAATGGTGGATAATATTGTTCTTTTATTTCACATTTATTATTGATATCAAAATCAGCAAAACATACGCTACCATTCTTTACATTGTCACAAATACCATTTATATTATCTATATATCCTTCAAATCCCATAGAGAACTTGATACTATTTTCATAATTAGGGTTCTCGTATATATGATAAAAACACTTCATTAGAACACCAGTATTCGTGAAATTACTGACAGTGTTCTCAAACGGTTTAATTTCATTCAATTCGTCACATAATAATATCAAATGGTCTCGATGTCCTTTTGCTTCTTCACAAAAAGGTTTATATGTATGACAATCATCGGCAATATCTAAAAATGAATTGATTTTTATAATAGAGTTCTCCGCATATTCACGTAAATCTATGACAAGTTTGTTTATTTTTTGAATATTATTATAGTATCGAGTACATGAATTCACATTCTGATAAATCTGTAACATATATAGACCGAGTGTAAACAATAAATATATGATTTTTTCCCAACCAAATGACTGCATTGCTGAGATGGTTTTCCCAATAAAATGATGTTTTGCGAGGTTCTTTAACATATCTATATATGATGTAAATGAAATAGGAATACGTTGTATTTTAAGGAGAACAAATGGAAACAATAAAAATATAAATGGGATTATCAAACTAATTAATGGAGATGAAATATTAACAAACGACATAAATTGTAAAAACGAAGGTGAATGATTGAATTCTCTAATAATATCCCAGTCAATATAACTGTACCGTTCAAGAAATGTCTCGTCTTGTTTGACAGTATCCCATATGTCAAATATACGATGACAATCCAGTTTATCATTACAATGTTCTCTAACTTTATCAAAACGATTGATAATTGTTTTTGTATTTTCCAAAAAATCAATATCAGTTGTATACTGTTTCTCCCAGTTAGGTATTAATAACTGTGAAAATGGGTGAGATGGTTTAAATAAATAGTTATACATAGATTTATCTGGGTGTGAACCGTTTGTAGATTGTATGAGTTCTAAATCAGAGGATACAATGTCTGAAAGAGAATATAATGTAGACTTATCTAAATAAGATATAGGAAGTTTAAATGATTGTATTTGTTCTCTTTGAAATGGTGTATATAATGGTACATTCTGATTACTTATATCAACCGTCGAAGCAGGAATATTAGGACGTTTGGCTATATTGAATAGTTGAATAAAACCCATGTTATACTATATTTATGAATGATTTACAATAATATAACGTAATAGAAAAAAATATAGAGGACAAACTAATATAAAAAATTGTCACGTATATATACATCAATTAATTATTATGAGAACTTATAGCATCGAACAATTTACCGATATAGCGTCAAACTTAAATAAACATGTATTGCCCGAAGACGTGTTATCTGTATACGACAAATTACTAAAGGAGTTAAATATAAACACGCGTATAGTAGAACATGAACAAAAAGATAAAAGATATAAACGACCAAAAAATAATAAACAAGAACTATTGACATCTGGAAAAGTGGTTGAATTTAAACAAAAAGAAACGGTAGAGAAGACAGATTATGAGAAAATTATGGTAAACATACGGGGGTCATTAAATAAATTATCATCAAAAAATTACGATACTCAGACTGACCTATTGAAATCATACTTAGATGAAATATCCGGTCTGAATGATGAATCATATTTAATGGAATGTTCGAGCTATTTGTTCGATGTAGCATCTAAGAATAAATTTTATTCTGAAATGTATGCAAATCTATATATTGAATTATCCAATATATATCCTATTTTTGAAGAACGTAAAGAGCAATTTATGGTTGATTGTACGGATAGTTTGGATACAATTATATATGTAGATGAATCACAAGATTATGAAGGGTTCTGTAAAAATAATAAACAAAATGATATCCGTCGGTCGATGAATACATTTTTGATTAATTTATACAAGAAAAAACAATGTAATATTCAATGTGTATTAAAAATGATAACTGCGATACTTGATAAAATAGATGAAAAAAAAACAACAGCATCTGAAACATACATTATAGAGGAATTGACAGAGAATTTATTTATATTCATTTCAGAATTAATTGGTGAATTAAAGGAACATACAAGCTGGGATATTACATTAGCCAATATCACTGACTATACGAAATGTAAAGTGAGCGACTATCCAGGATTAACTACCAGAATCAAATTCAAATTCATGGATATGATGGATATTGTTAAGAAGAATTAGATATGAAATATAGTTCGGCGTTCATATGTCAAACTATATTTAGGTTACTGTAAAATTCACATAAATGAATTAAAAAATACTATTCTATAGTATATATAAGTATGGTAAAGTCAAAAATATATCCAACCAAAATAAATTATAATGAAACTAAACAAATAGATAGTGAAGATGTAAAACATTGTTCTTCAAGATATGAAACAACCAATTTTACAGTTCCTATAGAAATCGCATTAGGAAAGGAAAAACATACATATTCAACACATAACATAATTTATTTTTCAGTTTACTTGATTATAGATAATAAGATAAAGGATAGAATAGGTATTGTAGAAATAGAGAGTAACCGGTTTATTGATAGTTTGGATGAAGATGGTGATTTTATACTCGATAATGGAAATTTAATATTTTTCGTAGACGATGATTATATTATAGGTATGATGAAAGATGTTACCTTATCTGAAACAAAAGATAGTAGTGATGAAGAAGGTAGTAGTGATGATGAGAATGAAGATAGTGATGATGAGCTGGAACCTATACAAATAAAAGATGATATAGTATTAGGAGAGATAGAATCCTTAGATAATTCCGACACAGAAGACGTATTAGCAGTAGATATTCCAGAAGAAAAACGTTCGAATGTTACAGAAAAGACAGAAAAGGAATTAGAAAATGGACTATTTGAAATCATGGATCCTTTACCATCAATTGAAACGTTAGTAGAAGAAAATAAAGAAATGAGCGAACAAATAAAACGAGATTATAAACCTTCGTCAAAACAACTATGGATTCAAAAATATATGAAAAATACTAATTATAATATAATAGATAATGAGGGGAGCGGTGATTGTTTTTTCGCTGTAATACGTGACGCGTATCAACATGCCGGAAAGAATACCACAGTTGAAAAATTACGTGCTTTATTATCAACTGAAGCTAATGAAGAAATATTCAAAGAATATAGAATGTTGTATAATGGATTTAATAGTCAATATGAGGAGACGGAAGATGAGATGAAAAGATTAAAAAAATCCGCTCAAATATTAAAATCCAGAAGTAAAAGTTCAATAACAAGAGAACAAAGTAAAGACCTACTTGACGAAGCAAATAGAGTAATCGACCAATATAAACAGAAATTAGCCGACAAAAAAGAGATTAAACAATTAATGGAAGAGTTTGAATATATGAAAGATATAAAGACATTGGACGAGTTTAAAGACTTTATAAAAACACGTTATTATTGGGCTGATACATGGGCTATATCCACATTAGAACGCTTATTAAATGTTAAAGTCATTATAATGTCTGAATCCGCATATACAGACGGAGATTTAGATTCAGTTTTATCATGCGGACAATTAAATGACGATGAGTTAGAAAAACAAGGAGGATTTAAACCAGACTACTATATAATCGCATCATACACAGGTTCACATTATACATTGATTGAGTATAAAGAAAAGAGGATATTAAAATTTTCTGAAGTGCCATATGACATAAAAGCGTTAATTATAAATAAATGTATGGAACGAAATGCTGGACCCTATTATATGATACAAGACATGCGTAATTTTAAAACTAAAATTGGTTTAGATGCGAACGAAGGGAAACCAGTAGACGATGACGATGATGATTATAACAATATGGATTTGTATGATAAAGACGTAGTGTTTATGTATTATAACAATTCAAGTCCACACTCATATCCAGGTAAAGGTTCGGGTGAGAAAATCAAAGAAGTGAATATAATGGATTTCAATAAACTAAACAAATTAAAGAATTGGCGTAAAAAATTAGACGATTCATGGATAGCTCCATTTACATTAGACGGACATCGTTGGAATTCAGTAGAACATTATTATTTGGGTTCTCAATTTAAAAAGGGATTTCCCGATTTTTATTTGAAATTTTCATTAGATAGTGATAGTGAAATATCAAAAGATATTACATTAGCACGTATAGCAGGCGGAAAAACAGGTAAGACTAAAGATAATGTACTTCGTGAAAAGAAAATAGTGATTGATTCTGATTTTTATGAGGTTGGTGTAAATCCACGTCATAGAGAAGAAAGATTTAATGCTATTGATGCAAAATTTAATCAGAATTTAGATTTACAACAGATTTTAAAAGAAACAAAAAGAGCAAAGTTAACGCATTTTATTAGAGGTAGAGAACCAGAAACAGACATACAATTAATGAAAATCAGAAGAGAATTCGCTCAATAATGTAAAAAATTGAAAAATAATTTGTTATACTATTTATAACAACTTATTACGACTAATCGTATACTGATTTAAAATGTCTTCCGTTGCTTACGAACAATATTCTCAATCATCTGCTATCCAGCGCGATATTGTGTATTTTACACAACCAAATACCGAGTCGGATAATGTAGATGTGGGGGATAATAGTTTCGACAATAAAAATATCAGTCTTCAATTAGTAAGCTTGCCTATTGAATATAACGATACAGATGGTGTGATTGACCTGTTTGAAAACGAATTGAAGATTGGAAAGGTGTCATCCGTCCGTATTATCGAAAGAAAAAATTACAATCAACGCCTGCGTAGTCATATTGTAACAAAAACCGCGTTTATTGATATGGAGGGTATTAACAATACTCCTGCTGTTCGTGATTTACAATCATCTTTGAATAACAAAGACAATATGATGACTTCTCCAAGTGTAACTGTAGTTATCGATTTCCCTATCCATTGGGAAAATGGTGATAACATGACACATTTATCCATTAGAACCGCCACTGAGGGTTCTGGTAAACCGAGAGAAGTGTCACCGCCATCTACTACTGTTTCTACCAGTGAGCCAGAAAACATGGAATTGTCGAATGACGATTGGAAGAGCGTGTATATCCCAATTTTACCTACAAACATGTATGTGAATAATCCTATTGATAATTCTTATCATACGTTTCAACCACGTAATTTGAAGTCTTTACTTGAAAACGAACTTAGACTGGGTAAAGTACAGCGCGTAGATTTCATTGACCGTGAACTTGATGACGGTCAAGTTGTAAAATCCGCATTTATTCATTTCGAATATTGGCATAACAATAATAATGCTAAGTTCCTACGTGACAAGCTGAATACATCAGGACAATTTAAGCAGAAGGGATTTTATGATGGTTCAAATACACATAGATTTATGGTAAGAAATGATAATGGGGATAAAGTACCCGGGTACTTTGTATTCAAGATTAATCACAAGCCTATTCCAGAAGTAGAGGAAACTGAATTGAATATGTCTCAATTAGTAGCAGCAAACAAAGTGTTGGAAGAGAAGATGGCAGAGCGCGACGAGGAGATTCGGGCATTGAATGAAGAATTGGCTAAATACAAACCAACCACAGAACCTATCGGCAACTGTTCTGTATGTTTCAGTACAATATACCCGAAAGCATGGCATAAAAAGTAAGTAAAAAGGTAAGTAAAATCAAATAAAACAAATAAAAAATGGGGATTACCTCATTTTTTATTTCCAGGTAGAAAAAATAGTCGGATGAATTGTAAAATTGAAATTAGATATTCATGCTATGTTATGACAATAAATATATATAAAACGACAAATTTATGGGAATAAAAAACTTAAACAAGTTATTATATGAAAAATGCTGTAAAAATAGTATATCGAAAATACACTTTCGTGAATTATCTGGAAAAACAATAGTAATTGATACAAGTATTTATTTATATCAATTCTTGGGGGAGGGTAGTTTAATGGAAAATATGTATTTATTTATTTCGATTATGAAGTTGTATAATATTACACCTATATTTATATTTGACGGTAAACCACCACCTGAGAAGACTGATTTATTAAGACAACGCTATATAGAAAAGAAAAACGCAAAACAAAAATACAATGATTTACATTCATCATTATCTAATATGACTGCGGATGAGAGACGGTTGGCTGAACTTGAAATGAATAATCTTAAACGACAGTTTGTTAGAATATATGATGAAGATATCAAGAAGGTCAAGGAATTAATGGACGCATATAACGTAACCTATATAGATTCTCCAAATGAAGCAGATGATTTATGTGTATATATGGTAAAATCAGGAAAAGCATGGGGATGTATGAGTGATGATATGGATATGTTTGTGTATGGTTGTCCGTACATTATTCGAAATCTTAGCTTGATGAAACATACAATCACATTATATAAAACAGAAGACATTTTACAAGATTTGAAATTGTCAGAAAAGGAATTTCGTGAAATATTAACAATTTCAGGAACAGATTATAATATATATTCAACTACATCATTATCAGAAACATTGAAGTGGTTTTATGAATATAAGAAATACAAAGAAAAATGTGTTACCAATAATACAAAACACCATGAATTTTATATATGGTTAATAAAGAATACCAAATACATAAAAGACTATCGTGAATTGATAAATATATTTCAGATGTTTAATGGAAAGAATTACGCACAATATGAATGTATGGAATTCAATATATTAACCCAAACCCATACTAACACACCCAAATTACATAAAATAATGGAGACAGAAGGATTCGTATTCGCATAAATATATCAACATTTCATATTTTTTTATATGATAGATGACATATATAGACCTTTATAGTCTTCAATACCCGTATGAGTTAGTGAAATCGTCACGTCAAGATAAATATTACCTTTCATATTTCTCCATCTATTACAGAAAACCCAATCTTCAGAACAATATGTACCGTTTTCAACAGAACAATCAAATAATGCGTATGCGTACTTGTTTTCGTCTGAAGTCAAAAAATTAACATCATCTGTATATTTAGTTGAAGGAAATGCTTCAATCATAGATTCAATTACATGACGTTTAATCAACATAAACCCTGTAGCTATATGTTTTACTTTGACTGTATTATTTATTACACGAATCTGTTTATCCAAATAATTGAAATTATAATCTACCAAATTATGCATGATATAATTATTATCAGAAATGGCACTTGTTATTTCCGATTTAGTTTTGCGTTGTTGAATTTTGGAAATACTGTTATATTCACCAGTAATAGGGTCTTTATGTAATATTTTATCCCATTTGTATTTTTTGATTGGATATACTCCACCTATAATATTTTTATCGTGGCATAAGAGTTTAATAATTTCTTCAGCTCCCCATTGTATATCATTATCAATAAACATGAAATGAGTAATGTCGGCATCATTCATTGCACGAGCAATGAGGTTGTTTCTTGCACGTGTAACCAAACTATCATTTCTACAAAATTCAATAATATGGTCTATTCTAAGACTATTGAGTGTATTAACTGTTTCCAGTAATGACGATACGTAGCCAGTATGACATATATCACCAAAACATGGGGTTAATATACATAATTTTACTTTATTTTTACTAACATATTCTTGTAATTTTACTTCCAATAAATGATGCACCATTATACATTATGATGTATTATCCGTTTAAGTATTTTAATTTTCAAATACAAATAAAATTTTTATGTGTGTTTGAAATTTTGTAATGTTTATACCTTCTTGATTTTGTAATGTTTCTACTTTATTGATTTTGTAATGTTTATACCTTCTTGATTTTGTATTGTTTATACCTTCTTGATTTTTTGTTATTTATATTTTGGTTGAGTTACGGTATAATTAAGCGGAAGCCACAGCCGCATCACCAGCCTTCTGGAAGTGGTGCTTCATGTACTTCTGAAGATTGAAGTATCCAAGCATTTGCTTCTTGTCGTCACCAGTTCCCTCCTTGTAGTGGTAGTTAAGAAGCTTAGTAAGCTTGGCATCGGCTCTGAAATAGCGACCATTCTTGGGGTTCTTAAGATTATGCTTCTCAACGTAGTTGTGAATCTCCTTGCTTACGGCAGTTCTTGCCATCTCAGTACCATGAGCTACACCAAGGAAGTTAGCCATCTCGTCGCTAATAGGCGTGGGCTTGGTAAATCCAGAAAGCTTACGCTCACCGTTGTTCTTGCGCTTCTTGCTGGAAGCCTTGACAGCAGCCTTCATAACACGGCTGACATCCTTACCAAGGGTCTTGAAGTCAGTCTTGATGGTAGCAAGATTGCTGGTGAGCTGCTGTAGCTTAGCAGAAAACTCAGCAAGGCGCTGGTTAATAAAATTAGCAGGGTCAGTTGACTCTGCGGCAACCTCCGCAGTCTCAACGACTGGCTCAGGTGCTGGTGCGGGGGTTGGTGCAGGTGCTGCCTCAACCTTAGGGGTAGTCTTGGAACGAGACTTAGTCTCAGTAGTAGTCTTATCGGAAGTCTTAGATGCTCTAACCATTGTGATTATACATAATAATAGGAGGTCTTTTTAAGTGATTTACAGTATAATATTATTTATTGTTAATATTATATTATTAATAGACGATAATCCCTTACAAATGAGTAAAAAATGTATAAATTATGTAAATTATGTAAAAAATCAATTCTGTATAGATTCGTATAACCATGGAAGACCCGTACGAGCACCATTTGATACACTGGTTAATGCGGATAACGCATGTAAAGTACCTATTCTACGGTAATCTTCTGTTATTCCACTATACACCATATTTTCAATCACAATTAAGCAAGCAGTTTTAATTTGTTGTAATTGTATTTCATTGTGAAGTAAAGGGCGTGTAAATATTCCATCAAATGGGGAATAAAACGGACATATATTATTTTGGACTTCTATTGATAACTCTCCTCTATAATACCATATTTCGTATAATTTACGATATAACCGTATATAGTCACGAAGTTCTAAATTATCAAACCATTCGCGATTAGTATAATTTCCTAATAAATCAATTTCAATAAACAATTCATTAATTCTATTATCAATAGAATGATTTCGTATATTAGCTATATTTGTATAACGGATTAAATCTTCCTCTCGAGTGATAGGTCTGGTAATAGGGTTATAATCTAATCGCATTGAGTGTCTTCTGTTACGATTATTAATTGTAGTTGTCTTATCTTTTGTATATGGTATATTCATTTTTGAAAACCCTTCACACAATATGAAACATAGATTATATAAGGTTATAATATTATTTATGTGTGATGTACTCCAAGGTTCTCGTGTATATGGATTTAATTTATTATTTCGTTTAAACATTTCAATCAATGATGTAATATCAAATCCGTATATAATGTTTTGTTTATCAGTAAAGCTATAAAAATAATCGTTTTTTATCTCTCTAATTGGTTCCATCGTACAAAAATCAACGTCATTTACACATAAGTCTCGTGTATGTAATGCTTTCCCTCGCAATCTAATTATATAACGACATATCCACCCTCTAAAACATGTTTGAATTTTTATACTTGCTTTCGTTTGTAAAAAAAACATAGTTATTCTATCTACTATTTCTTGTTTTTTTCCGCTTGAACGTATCTTATATGATTTTGCCACTTCTTTCAAGGTTGGAATAGTGTAGACGTTCAAAACAATATCTCCATCAATAAAATTGTTGTATGTAATAGGTAATAATGCTGCTGTTTTTTTAGGTTTTGGAGATTTATATATATCGGTGTTTATATTGGGAATATTGTCACATGTGTTATTTTTTTTAAATGTATTTTTTAATGTCAACGGTGAAATATGTTTAGTACCCTCCTGCGTCTCTGGTGTTTTGTACATGCCTTATATATATTATATTATATAATATATTAATAATACGTTAATTACTATATCATTTTCGCACAATTATATTAGGAGAACGCGAATATATAATTTCACATACTTAGTATGCTAATATATTTAAAAAATTGAATTAAAGACACCTCATACTATTATGTATAAATAGTTAATCTATATTATCTAAAATCGCAATGTCAAAGGCTCCTATTGTAGTAAAGTATAACGAGTGGAATACATCAGGTATTCGTTACATGGCACCACGTATCAGTGACCGTGGTTCAAAGTCAGTCGCACTTATCAGTACACAAAGCAATCGCGGATTGTGTGTTTCAACTCCTCTTCTGATGACCTGGGGTATCTCCGATTATGTTGATGAGAAGGGTGAATCGGATAATAAGTTCAATATGTCTCTTGTATTTCCGAATGCTGATTATGAGACTCAACCAACCACTGACTTCCTTGCTAAGTTGAAGGATTTTGAAGAACAAATCTTGAATGACGCGGTTAGCAATAGTGAGGTTTGGTGGGGAAAGAAGAAGTCGCGTGAGGTAATTGAGGACAATTTCTTCCCATTTGTTAAGTATCCTAAGGACAAGCTCACAGGTGAGCTTGATATGAGTAGAGCACCGAGCATGAGAACTAAGGTACCAAACTACGATGGTCGTTGGAACATTGAAATTTATGACACTGATAATAAGCTTATCTTTCCATGTGACAACGAGAATTTGACACCAATGGACTTTGTTCCTAAGAAGAGCAATGTAGCATGTGTTCTTCAATGCGGAGGACTATGGTTTGGTGGAAAGGGATGGGGTGTGACCTGGAGACTAAACCAATGTGTTGTTAAGCCACATATTCAAGATACTGTATTTGGAAAGTGTCATATTGAGCTTTCCACTGATGAGAGAGATACTATCAATAAGCAGCCAATTGTTGAATCTGTAAATGATAGCGAAGATGAAGACGGTCCATCTATTCCCGCTACCACCACTACTACTGAGGTTGAGGATAGTGACGAAGAGAAGGAGACCGAGCCAGAGCCAGAGCCAGAGCCAGAGCCAGTTAAGAAGAAGGTTGTAAAGAAAGTTATTAAGAAGAAGACAACCGTATAAAAGAACTGATGTAAACAAAAACAAAATTAAAGAACCGAGATAAAAAATACAAAATTAAAGAACCGAGATAAACAAATAGACCTTGACATGTCTTTAAAATGTCTATACCCGGTTAGCTCAGTTGGTAGAGCGCACGCCTTTTAAGCTTGTGGTCGTGGGTTCAAGCCCCACATCGGGTGATGTGATGAAACCACTATAAAAGTTTCAATACCCAGTTAGCTCAGTTGGTAGAGCGCACGCCTTTTAAGCTTGTGGTCGAGGGTTCAAGCCCCTCATTGGGTGATGTGATGAAACCACTATAAAAGTTTCATAGTTCTTGTAGCTCAGTTGGTTAGAGCATTGGTCTTATGAGCCAAAGGTCCGCGGTTCGAGACCGCGCTGGAACAATAAAAAATATGTATTTACATATATTTTTTATTTTGTGATTCATCTAATTATATTCAAAAACTTTTTAGATACTGTATAACTCCAATGTGACGTGTATATATACTGTACTTACTATGGATATGTCATATATATCTTTAGTATTTGGGCGTGAAATTCCTGAATTGACTATAAATATTGTTTGTTTTTCCATTAATTTCAATTTGGAAATTTCAAATGTGAATATACGGTTACCTATTTCAACATCAATATGTTCTTTACCCCATATGTCATGAATATTAAATGTTTTATAAATATGAATATCGTTTATTTCATCAAGTTCTATATCGTCTACTAATACTGGATTACATTTTACATATAAATCTTTTCCATTATTATCATATTGTAATTCATGATGCCATAATGGAATTATATATGTATTTTGGTCTAATGTAAGACGATACAAATTATTATCGAACAAGTCTTCTAATGTAGGATTTAATATAATAACTTCATCATTTTGAATCTTATTGTTTATAATACTTTCTATTTTGCTAATGTATTCTGTTTTTATATGAAATATATCTTTATTCATTTGGATGATATTGTATATCTTGATGAGTGTTTCCTTATCTAATTTATCCAGAAAATCATTTGATTTGGATTCACATATATGAGTTAATTTTTGGATTATTATATGAATAACCCCCGTGTCTTTGTCTATAGGTATAATAGTATTGATAAACGTAAATAAAATATCTGAATATGATGTATGATGCTCTTGTGATACATCTTTCAAATCCACATTATGCTCGCATAAATATTGATATGCTGAACTAATTTCTTGAAATTTGGTTTTTGCATCTAACGAATTATTCTTATCGGGATGGTATTTTAATGCGCTCCTTTTGTATTTATGTTTTAGTTCATCTACACTTAATTCTTGTTTATCGTCTATATCAAGGATTTCGCAAGCTTTTTGGAAGTTCATTATAATTATATATTTTTTTTATTATATAGAACATTATACTCTCTAAGTGGTATATAGGTCTATAATTATTATTGAAATACTTGAATGAAGGGTAACATTTAATTAAAATATCTGATATATCGTTATTGTCTAATTTATCATCGCTTAAAAAATAATATAGAATGTACCATACCGCTTCGTTAATATCGATATTATATATTAATAATTCGTATAATGTATCACGAAACTCAGTGAATTTTACTTGTTCTATATTTTGTATTTTATCAATAATATTGTTACATACCTTATTAACTAAATCTTCTGGTATTTTGGAATGGTCGCTTATATGTGAAAATGAACGTAACTCTTTTATGTTTATAATCCCATTATTATCTATATTATCTAATATATTTTGTGGATTAAATAGAGTGTTGTTGCAGCTGTCTATTTTATGTTTCTTTTTTTCGTAGTTAATTCTTAATAATTCGTTATATAAATCTTTAGATGGGCGTTTAATAGGTAATCGGTAACATGAATTTATGATTTTATATGGTAAGAAGCTAATATGTTCTGATATTATTATGAATTTTATTTTAATATTACTGCTTTTGCTATTGTATTGATGCATATAACTATAGAAAACTTCAAGCAACTCAGAATTTATGTTGTGAAAATTTTTACATAAAATGATTCCATGTTTATTTGGTTTTACTGATATTATATCTACAATCTGGAAAAAAATCTCATGCCATAAAGTTTTTGCGTTACAACCCAGTAAAGACATATCAACTTCATAATGAATATCACTTATATGACATAGATATTGTTGTTTATCGGTACTAATGGTTATTCGTTTATCATATTTTAATTCTGTTGGACTATATTTTTTTATTATATTGAGAACTTGTGTATATTTACCAATTCCACACGCACCATGTATGAGTATATTTGGCATATTTAAGATATTTGTGGGAAACCTGGTTATTTCTTCCTTCAATTCAGGATGTATATTATACAATTCACATGAGTTAATATATTCCTCATACAAAGTTTCATAGTATTTCATTACTAATTTACAATTTATGTATATATAAATAGATGGTTTTAAACGAGTTTTTGTTATGTATATCTAATTACATAACAAATATTATCTGCCTACAAGGCTATGTATTTTCAAATCCGCAAAATCTACCGCATATTTTACCTGATATGAAGAAATTACAAGAGAACTAATTGTTAACCCCATACTTAGAATTGCTGGTAGGTAGTTCATTAATGTTGTAAATGAAAATTGGTTCCATAGTATTGATAATACAGGAACATCTATGGTGGACTTAGTGAAATAATATAATAACAATGAAATCGCATTAATTATAAATAAAATTAGAGTGTTTTGTTTAATCGTATCAAACAACTTTTGATATTTTACTGACAATTTTACGGGAGTACCTTTGGTATCATTGTATTTTTCTTGTATATCAAATATAGTTATACTTGTCAATATTAAGGCAACTGATAATAACCCCATACTAATAAATGAACTATATAAAGACAATCTACTTGCATAATATCCTCTATAATCACCACCAGGATTATTTATTATTATTTGTGATAACTCCTTTCCGAAAAAGAGAGTAAACGCAATTTGAATTACAGTGAGAACACCAAGACCTACGATTTCAGAGTATTTTGTATATAAGTATACGAATGACGTAACATATAAAATTATAAATATGCTGTAATTTAAAGGTGTTATGTAGGATTCCATTATATATTTTCAGTATATTTTATGAATTCAAAATCGGATAATTCTCTTTCAACCATTCTAATAATGTTTCTTTTTCACATGCCAATAAGCTTCCCTTAAACTTTTTGATATTCAGAAATTGCGGTTTTTTCATTTGGTCTGTTTTATAAAATCCATATGCTCCGAATTTTCCCTTACGAATACTGAGAACATCGGTTAATTCTCTTAAGACATTCTTATCTGTGCGTGTTTCACTGTCTACCTTATCTAAAATAGGAATAATATCGTCTAAAGTAATTTCATTGGGATTGCTATCTATACTTTTAATTGATTCTTTCATTGTTCCATATTCAACATACGCCCCATATCGTCCATCTTTGATAACTACGTCAATATCTTTGTATTTTCCAAGATTACGTTCTTTGGGGGCGATGAGGTCTTCTATTGTATATTCTTTGTTTTTTAGTTTATCTACATCTATTTTGAAGTTACGTTTGACGGAGATATATTCATATTTATCCTCTTCGTTCTTATACTGGATAACTGGTCCATATTTTTCAAACAAGACTACATGTTTATCATCCAATGGGTATGTTTGTTTGGGTATTTTACTTACTGATTTCGATAATTCTTTAATTTCATTATAACATTCGCGACATATGGAAGACCATTCTGTATTATCATTCGTAATTGCGTCTAATTTATCTTCCATTAATTTTGTATATTCATAAGAGAACAATGAATTATAATGTTCGATTAAAAACTCTACAGTTAATATTCCGATTGGCTGCAGTACTAATTTACCTTTTTCATTTCCAAATGTCTTAGTTTCGGTTATTTCGGTCAATTTATCGTCTTCCAACTTGAAATTATTGCAGTCAATATCTATACCATCTACGTCTGTCTTTTTTACATATCCTCTATTTTGTATAGTAGATACGATTGTGGAAAATGTAGACGGACGTCCAATTCCGGCGGTTTCAAGTTTGTTGATTAAACTGGCTTCAGTATAATGTGTATGTTTGTTCTTCATTGACACGATACTTTCAATCCAATTGTATTTTATGGGCTTTTGTAGTTGGGTTTTAAAGAACATATGTAGACCATTTGCTTCGTTCTGTGTATCTGTATCCAGTTTTTTTTCACTTACCGTCTTCCAACCTAAAAAGATGGGTATTTCATGTGTATATGTATATTTCGTTTTTTCAGGTCCCGAAACTTCTAATGGGATTGCTTTATATTTAGCTTCTGACATACAACTTTCAACTGTATTTTTCCATATTAATTTATACATTGACACTAATCGTGTGTCATCTGACAATATCGTTTTATTTACTAACTGGGTAACACGTATAGCTTCATGGGGATTGTTTGACTGCTTGTTCTCTAACTCATCTATATTGCCTATGTATTTTTCACTTCCATACTCTTTTTGAATGAATTTTGATATTTCTTGAAGAAATGGTTTTGCGTAATTGGTGCTTTCGGTCCTCATGTAGGTAATATACCCTGTTTGATAAAGTTGTTGACATAATCGCATTGTTTCACTTGGTGAGATATGTAAAATGTTACTTGCTACTTGGAGCAATCGGGAAGTATGAAAGGGTTTTGGTGGTGATTTAGTTGTATCTCGTAGATTACTTATAGTAAGCATATGTTTATGATTGATGGATTTTTTAAGATGGTCTTCTACTTCTTGTTTGGTTTGAAATTCTATATTTAAATTAAAATGAATGTTCTTCTCGAAAAAGGAAGCTGTAGTTTTATAGTATGTTTGGATGTTGTCTTTATTTTTTCTTTCTAACTCATTATCATACACCAATCTTAGAGCGGGAGTTTGACATCTACCAGCAGATAATGAATTTTTTGAATCGTTATATAAATATTTCCACAATATTGGTGATATTTTATATCCTACAATAACGTCTAAGACTTGACGGGCATGTTGTGCTTTTACCAAATCTAAATTGATGGTTGTAGGTGATTTGATAGCTTTTAATAATGCGTTTTTAGTTACTTCGTGAAATATGATACGAGGAGTTGTTTCAGCTGATAGTCCGAATTGTTCGCAGATATGCCAAGCAATTGCTTCTCCTTCTCTATCATCATCTGTAGCTAATATTATATTTTCTTTTGAGAACTTTGATATAGTTTGTTTCATAAATACAATATGGTCTTTCTTTTCAGCTAATTCGGTGAATTGAGGCTCAAACGTATCCTTTGTATCTATTGACTTGAGTCCATTTACGCTTCGGATATGCCCTTTTGATGAAATACAACAATAATTTGTTCCAAGGTAGGATTCTATTTTGGCACATTTGGAAGGTGATTCGACAATAATCAAATAGGTTGCGGAAGAAAGGTTGTCGGAAGGTTTTGTTATTAGTTTTTTTGTATATTTCTTACAAATTTTTTTAGACATATTGAGAACCTTGACACTATTATAGAATAATGTATTAGTTTTATTATGTTTTACAATAATATGAGAACATAAAATCATTGGTTATTATTACACACTTGAAGATTTAAAACGCCATTTTGAGACAATTATAATAAAAATTATATAAATAGTTTTTATTATATAGTATCGGAATGAAAATGAATAATTTACATAATATGAAAAAACTTCCATATGAATTAAAAAACATAATATTTGATTATGATGGACGTATTAAATACAAATATAAAATAAAGAATAGTATTGATTACCATAAATTTGTAAATGTAATCCATAAACACGACCAAAGATATTACGCAATTCAACCGATTATCGAACGGAAAATACAGATTATGAAAGATACTGATATATATCCTAATAATAGAGGGTTCGGTTTTATGTTTTGTTTCATTACACAGCCCAGTTTGTGTTTATATTATGAATATCATATGATACCCGACTATATTAATAATCGTTGGTCCAATCAAAATGTATTCTGTATACGTTATGTAAATATGAAGGAAGCACGAGCTGTAAATATTAGTGATATAATCATAACGGAGTTTTAAATCTTCAAGTATGTAAATTGAATTAAATTGAATTAAATTGAATTAAATTGAATTAAATTGAATTAAACATAATATACATATATTAATGAAACCATGCAAACATATCAAGTACATATTCATGACCGTAATTATACAAATTGGGAATTGTATGATTTGAAAAGTAATTCGACAATAGAAAACATAGAATTATTGAATCCGCTTACAAACAAGTGGTTCGATGGCGATACTATCGATATAGCTGATACCCGTACAACTAAAATATCAGGACTTGACAATAAAGCACAATTAGAAGGCGTGTTAATACTGGAAGGAAATAAGACGTTTGGAAGAACCCCTAACAAAAAACGTTTATATTATCGGTGTATTCCAAACAATAAAAATTATCCAGTGTTTTTAGTACCGTATGATGTAAAATTAGGATTTTCAAAGCACCAACAAAACAAGTATGTATTATTTAAATATGATAATTGGAATAGTAAACATCCATACGGGGAATTGGTAGAGGTATTAGGTGACGTTGATAATTTGGAAGTGTTTTATGAATACCAATTACATTGTAAAAAATTACATACATCTATTAAGAAATTAACGAATCATACGACTATTTCCCTGAAAAACGTATCAATAATAGAGAACATACTACAAAATTCCAATTATCAGATTGAAGACCGGACAAATGAGTTTGTATTCTCAATAGACCCGGATGGAAGTAAAGATTTTGATGATGCGTTTAGTATTGAAAAACAAGATGATATCTATAAAGTATCTATCTACATAGCCAATGTTTATATTTGGATGGAAGAGTTGAATTTATGGGAGCACTTAACCGAACGTGTATCAACCATATATTTACCGGATAGGAAGAGACCCATGTTACCACTTATATTATCAGATTCGTTATGTAGTCTTCAAGAAAATGAATTGCGGATAGCACTGGCGATGGATATTTATTTTGATAGAAATGGAAAATTAGTAGAGAACCGTGAAATAAGTTATAAAAATGTAGTAGTGAAAACGCGTAAGAATTTTGTATATGAAGAGAAAAAACTGTTGAAAAACAATAATTATAAAGAAATGATGAATTTAACGAAATTATTGAAACCTACCGTTCAAGATAGTCATGAGTTGGTAGAATATTGGATGATTCGTATGAATAAAGAAGTCGGTACATCATTAAAAAAGAAAGAATGTGGTGTTTTTAGACAAGCCATTTATAAAAATGATACAAATGAAACATATGCTGGACTTGATGATAATACATCAAGACTTATCCGTTCTTGGAATAATACAGATTGTAAATACGTATTATACGATAAAGATATTGTATTACGACATGATATGATGGATGTGGGTGAATACGTTCACGTTACAAGTCCTATTCGTCGTATGGTTGATTTATTAAACCAAATTATACTGGCGTACAGCGAACAACTGGTTACCGTTCGCAGTATTAATGCGAACAACTTTTTAGACAAATGGCTGGGAAATATAAACGGACTGAATAAAGATATGAAAACAATACGTAAAGTACAAACCGATTGTCAGTTATTAGAACGTTGTACGAACAATCCAGAACTATTAGATGATATTCATGAATGTGTTTTATTTGGGAAAACGGAAATACAAGAATGTGTTTATTCGTATGTAGTATATTTGACAATTATGAATATATTAACACGAATTAAATCAAAAGAAGAATATTCAGACTTATCCAAACATAGATGTAAATTGTTCGTGTTTTCAGATGAAGATAATATCAAAAACAAAATTAAATGCGAGTTACAAGTGTAAATGCTATGTATGAACCCACCATAAAAATAAAGGAGTCAAATAAAATATCAATCAAATTATTATGATAGGTTAATCGCAGTGGATGTGACATTCCAATATATGCTTGCCAATATTCCCATATGGTATGTATAATAAACAAGTTCAAGTAGTAGGCGTTCATGTTATAGTCAAGATAAATATATATAAGACCGAATAAGAAGCCCGTAACAAAATGAACGATATGCCATATTTCTACGTAAAAACTGTAATTAGAACTTTTGTATAGTAATGTATCTAATACTTTTTTTACTGGTTGTGGCACGAAAACGTCCCCACTTTTATAAATAAGTTTATGTAAGTCAACCATTATAGTATATATACAGAAAAAATACTTTTAGAATGAATATAAAAATATCATTACTATATATAAATAATATGTATCTTTTTAAGACTACTATGTTTTTGTTGTCAGTAGCTTCACTTACTGTGAATGCTACATTTGTAGAGCGTTTTGAGAACTGGGTTAAGGAGTTCAGACAAGAATTCCGTGATACCGAGCATCGTGAAGGTATTATGCGTAAATGGATTGAAAATGATAAATTCATTGACGATTCGAATGCCAAAAATTTAACTTATACTTTGGGACATAACCAGTTTTCTGGTATGGATTCTGATGAATTCAGTCAGTATCTTGGATTCTCTAATCAAGAGGGTGTTCTTGGACGTAAGTTTAACCTTGATAACTTTAAGAAAAAGTTAGATAAGACAAAGTGTTTGTATGACTGTGTCAAGCATCACAAGGAGATGTCTACATTGAAGACAGTTGAATGTGTTACGGGTTGTCTTGATAATGATGAGTTAACCACTGTTTCTGTTCCTGATAGTGTGGACTGGGTTACAGCAGGTGCCGTAACCCCTGTCAAGAACCAAGGACAATGCGGTTCTTGTTGGAGTTTCTCCACAACTGGTGCTCTTGAGGGTGCTTTTTACATAAAGACTGGAACTCTTGACTCTTTCTCCGAGCAACAATTAGTTGATTGTGATAATCGTAAGAATGGTGGTAAAGATATGGGATGTAATGGCGGTCTAATGGATAACGCATTTGCTTGGATTGAGAAGAATGGCGGTCTTTGTACTGAGGCTGAATATCCCTACAAGTCTGGTACAACTAAGACTGGTGGTTCTTGTGATACCTCTTGTCAAGTTGTTAAGGGTAGCGATGTGAAGGATTTTGTTGATGTGAAACCTAACTCTGATGATGCTATGATGACTGCTTTAGCACAACAACCCGTATCTATTGCTATTCAAGCCGACCAAAAGAGCTTCCAATTATACAAGTCTGGTGTATTTACTGATGCTTGTGGAACTGGTTTAGACCATGGTGTCCTTGCTGTTGGGTATGGTACCATGTCTGGTAAGGATTATTACAGAGTTAAGAATTCTTGGGGCGAGACTTGGGGGGATGCTGGTTATATTTATATGGGACGTGGAAGCGAATTTAACGGTGGTAAAGGTCAATGTGGTATGTTGATGCAAGCCAGTTATCCTGAGCTATAAATAAAGAATAATAAAAATAGAAAAATGTTACCACTTCAATAATGTTATTTTATGATTCACATTATTGATATTATTAATTGTTATGATAAATGCTTTTGTAAATAAAAAACAATATATACTATCTTTTTGTTTATTATTTTTTGTCAAATTAAATATCATCAAAATCCACTTCCTCCATATTTTCTAATGTAAATGTTTCTCCATGTTTCATTGTGTTTTGTGGTTCTTCCTCTTCTTCATCCTCATTTGTAAACTCAAAATCGTCATGTGATATGTTTTTTGATTCCACATGTGATAATTCATAGCGCAATTTCAATACATTTACCATATCTATTTTTGGGTTGTCTTTTAATTGATTTACTTGTGAATCGCTATAAATAGTAAGAATATCACAGTTTTTTATTGGGTTTTCCCACTCGCGTAGTCCAACCAATACGATACTGGATGTACTTATCATATTCTGTCTTTTTTGTCTCCCGCGAAATTTATTACGAATATGTCCTAACAGTCTTTCTTTTTCTGTGTGAATTTCACACATTCCGTTACCTAACATTTTAGTAACGCATGCGACTTGTTCTAACACATCCTCCGGTAGTCTCAATTTACCATCACCGCTACTACGTTGATGCTTACGCGCAAGCCCCTTTGTTTTAGTTCCACCTGTTAGATTCTTTACCATTGTTGTAATTAACTATTTGTTAGTGCATTTAGAATGAATTATATTTTCAATTTTTTACATAATGGCTTAAAATTAATGTTATGATATTATATAATTATGGTATCAGAACAGAATAGTCTTACTTTTTATTTGAATATATTGGAAGTCTCGGGTAAAACAATTGTTGATACATATGTCGGTGATATGCGAAAACATTTGAATGAATTAGGATTAAAACATACTTTTGACATCATTACAGATGAGGACTTTTATGTTAATATTATGACTGGAGGAGCAAATAGTACGTTTCCATATCTACATTTTGAAAAAGCACTGAATTCTATGCGAGACATTCTACCTGGTTCCAATCGTAAATCGAAAACAGTAAAGCATGTACCTATACCAGATACAAACTATGATGACATTACAATAACTCCCGAACCAAAAGAGGAAAAAGATAAAGGTGATAAGTCATCCAGAAACGATGATGTTGATGTTTCCACTAAAAACGAATTAGTTAAACGTATGCTTTCATATAATCCAGTAGACCTTGATGATACTCTATCCAAGAATAAAACGAAAGGAACTCGACAAAAAGAGATTGTGTTAAATATCCCGGGTGATTATACTGGAATTATGCATATATTGTTAACTATAAATGTGAAAAACACGGATAATTTTGTTTCGGGTGGTATCACGCAACTTAACCAGTTCTTAGAAACATACAATAAAAAAGAGGATGATTAGTTAGGTAGGTTACATCTTAAAATTTACTTATTATTTATTTGGTTTAAGGAAAAGTCATAGTGGTGTAGTGCTTTCTGTTGTAGGTTCTTGTTCTTTCGCAGCCTTCTTCTTGACTACTCGTGCTTTCTTTTCTCCGGCTGCTTTCTTTTCACGTGGTTTCTTGGCGGTAATATCTTCAGCGATTTCAATTGCTGCGCCGATCTTATTAATCATTGGCTCTTCAGTGAGCTCGTCAGTTAGACTTTCAATAAGATTTTCTTGAGTATCGTTATTAGTAGTAGTATCAGTTTCCTGTGTTGGCTCTACTGCTGCCGCCACCTTCTTTGTTTTGCGTGGGGCTCTTACCTTCTTGGGTTGATTTTCCTTTTTTCTATTTTGAATATTCTGTCGCATAGCCTTCTTGTTGTCTTTTTGGTTGTCAAAGAAGCCTTGGATAAATGTTTGCTGCTCTTCTACCGTAGCAAACATTTGAACGCTATTAAGGAACTCTTCCTTTGTAAATGTGTCAGATTCCATCTGAGACATCATATAATGACTAAATTGGATGAACTTAGAATACTTCTCCGAAAGAACTGGTGCTCTTGTCTTCTTCACAGGGGAATTAGATAGAGGAGTAGTAGGTGCTGACGTAGATGACATTGTGATTGGTATACTTGTAATAATACGAGTTGGGTTATAGGTGTTAATAAGTATAAATGTTTTTCAATTTTATGACGATAATTAGGTGAAAAAACTGTATGGAGAACGCATAGCGTTATATGTAATAAAGTCGAGTGTGTATATAAAATAAGTCGAGTGTGTTGTGTGGTGGTGTGTGGTTGTTGTGTAGTGTGTTAGGAGTGAATTGGTGTAGTGTGTGTGTGTTAATGTTAGAATTGTGTGGTGATTGGAGTGTAGTGTTGTCAAATTCAAATTCAAATTCAAATTCAAAGTCAAAGTCAAAGTCAAATGTGCCTCGTGTAGTAGAGCTGTTAAATGTGCCTTGTGTGTATGGTGTAGTGGAAAGATATATAGGTATGTCATCATGTGGTTGGGAAAGTCGTTATTATAAAATGTTGTTTGCGCGTGATGTTTCGTTGTGCGAAATAAGTGTGAACTATCTGGAAGGATTAGAATGGGTTTATAAATATTATACTGGCGATTGCGTAGATTGGAGATGGAGATATAGATATAATTATGCGCCTTTACTGGTAGATTGTAAAAAGTGGTTGCCAAAAGAATATAAAGAATTGTGTAGGGAAAAAAGTGAAGCATTAAGTGAAAAGGAAGCATTAAAATACGTAATGCCGCCGGAGAATGTGTCGGGTCCATTTGAATGGGCGTTTTGTAGATATTTTTGGGAATGTCATCCATTATACGAGTAATATGTGTGGGTCTTCGCCCGAGGTATCCTGTGTGGGTCTTCGCCCGAGGTATCCTGTGTGGGTCTTCGCCCGAGGTATTATGTGTGGGTCTTCGCCCGAGGTATTCTATGTGGGTCTTCGCCCGAGGTATTCTATGTGGGGTCTGTTTATATTTTATAAGGGGTATTTTATAGGGTAATCTGAAGTGACCATCTATATGATGATTGAATAAAACTACTTTTTTTTCATATAACAAACATTAGACGCATGCTTAACAATACATATCTTATGTATATTGATTAACTGACGAGGTTCCATAATAATTAGTTTCTGAATTGAAATACTTTTGATGTAATAAATAATATTATATTATGTAAATCAATTTTGTATGCGAATGGTAGTAAATCAATATCCTACTCATTTCTGGTTAGCATATATGCTGTTAAAATAACTAATATATACAATAAACATCATTTCCCAAAACTTTATATATGATATTATATATAAAGTTTTGGATTGTAGAGTGCCATATATATAGGGTTATACGTATAGTTTCTGTCAATGTTCTCTATCTATTCTAAAAAATGTGTAAATAGAAATAGATAATAAAGTTTGTTTGAATGTATTTTGTTGATTATATAGAGTATATATTTGAAATGAGGTATTGAGAACCTTGTAATGAGTGGTATTTTGTAGGCGTATATAATGTCTTTTGTGTGTGGTTTATGTCAATGTTCTCTATCTATTCTAATAAATGTGTAATAGAAATAGATAATAAAGTTTGTTTGAATGTATTTTGTTGATTATATAGAGTATATATTTGGAATGGAGTATTGAGAACCTAGTAATGAGTGGTATTTTGTATGTGTATTTGATGTCTTTTGTGTGCGGTTAATGTCAATGTTCTCTATATATTATTATAAATGTGTGAATAGAAATAGATAATAGGGTTTGTTTGAATGTATTTTGTTGATTATATAGAGTACATAATTGAAATGGAGTATTGAGAACCTTGTAATGAGTGGTATTTTGTAGGCGTATATGATGTATTTTGTGTGCGGTTTATGTCAATGTTCTCTATATATTATTATAAATGTGTGAATAGAAATAGTTAATAGGGTTTGTTTGAATGTGTTTTGTTGGTTTTATAGAGTATATATTTGGAATGGAGTATTGAGAACCTTGTAATGAGTGGTATTTTGTAGCCGTCTATGATGTCTTTTGGTGTGTGGTTTCTGTCAATGTTCTCTATATATTATTATAAATGTGTGAATAGAAATAGATAATAGGGTTTGTTTGAATGTGTTTTATAGGTTTTATAGAGTATATATTTGGAATGGAGTATTGAGAACCTTGTAATGAGTGGTATTTTGTAGGCGTATTTGATGTCTTTTGTGTGCGGTTAATGTCAATGTTCTCTATATATTATTATAAATGTGTAAATAGAAATAGATAATAAGGTTTGTTTGAATGTGTTTTGTTGATTATATAGAGTACATAATTGAAATGAGGTATTGAGAACCTTGTAACGAGACCCGCATTAAATTGAAAACTATTTACCTGTGTTATTAAAATCAAAATTCAACACACAATCAAAATGCCAAGAGCTCCCCCAAGATGCGGATATTGTAAAGAACCCGGACATACAAGACCAAGATGTAGAGAATTGGAAGTGGATATAATATTACAGATGAGCGGTGGAGAAATCCCAAATTACCCCGAACAAGTAAACACATATAATATCCCGAAGAGAAACTTAGCTGAAATCCAACTATTGAACGAAGGAAAAATTCCCAAAGTAGTTTATAAATCATGTAAGCAAGTAAGGGAGACTCGAAAATATGAGATTGTGGTGATAAGATATGAAAACCGAATATACAATAAAGAAACTATATCATATTCCGAAGAAAACTGGAGTACAATACAAAACGAGTTGAATTCCTATACTGAGGATATGAAGGAGCACGAAACATTATTGACGGAGAAATGTATAGAGTATTCACGTAGGTTAATTCAGTTACAACGTGATCTTCCAGGTTTGGTTCATTGGTGGAATGGAGACATAATTCCCCAATTCAGATTTTCAACCAACACTATAAATGAATTATTACATGTCGATTACTTCGCCGAGAAAGAAAGATTGATGGAAGTGCAAACCCGAACAAACCAGCAGATGAGGATTAGAATAGAGGAGCGAAACCACGCACGAAACGTTGTAGCAGAGGTTATTAGGGAGCAAGATAGATGGACGAATCGTGAACCGTTACCATTAATTCGCGAAACTGCGATAGAGACGGATGATTGTCCTATTTGTTTGGAGACGTTAGGTGAAACTGCGAAGGTAATAATGAGATGTGGACATCAAATGTGTATGAGGTGTATGTTAACTCAAACATTAAGAGCCGCAACTGAGAAGAACGCCCAGACATGTCATTGCCCGGTATGTAGAACTGGGTACCTATAGATAGAGGTCTAATATTGTTGTAAATTAACTAATTAGAGGCAGCGCCTTTTTTTATGGAATATTTATTTAGAAACTATTTTACCAGATGAATTAAAGCCATTAATAATTATAATTATATCAACAATAATATATATGTTTTATAAATCTGGAAAGAGCAGAAAAAAAAAGTGTTATTCTGTGAAAAATTCTAAAAAAAAGACAGTTTCAAAATGTATTACAAAGAAGAAGTCTCAAACACAGAAACGATTATTACCTGCTTTACAATATAATAAAACTGTTAAACCGAATCAACGTAAGAAAACAAACAAAGGGGGGTCCAAAGAAATGAAATCAAAAAACAAAACCATTAAAGTACAAATTAACAAAAAAGCGATAGCCGAAAAGAAAAAACTCGAAATTGAAAAAACACGACCGCTTGATTTTAACGAATATGAAGAATGGTATGAGACGGTAGCCGAACAAGAAATGAATAGCCAATTGCCTTATATGAATTATATAGATGATTACGAACAAAATTAGATTGTTATATATGTGGTTTTTGATAGAGAACGTGCGGGGTAATTCATTATGCTTTTAAAAACAAAAACGAATCGTAAGGGTTTATCATATGGACTTTATTGTAAGGGTTTATCATGCGGGTTATAAAGAGGTCCTTATAAAGAGGTCCCTATAAAGAGGTCCTTATAAAGAGGTCCTTATAAAGAGGTCCCTATAAAGAGGATTGCTTAAAAGTATTTCACCCGGGCGGGATAGTGGCTCGACTATGAAGTGTGTTTTTAGTCAAAAAACAGTATCCTACTCCCTTATCAGTACCCGACTCATTTCTGGTTAAGTATTATATGGTATTATGCAGTAAAAATACCATATAATAGTATTATAATGTGAATATAGCCGTTACATAATAGTGTAACTCGGATACCACAGTACATAAATAAGAAGGTAATCAATTAACCGTCTGTACTGTACCTCTATAACAAGACTTCATAACAAGACCTCTATAACAAGACTTCATAACAAGACTTCATAACAAGACCTCAATAAAAGACCTCAATAAAAGACCTCAATAAAAGTCTTCAATAAAAGACCTCAATAAAAGTCTTCAATAAAAGACCTCAATAAAAGTCTTCAATAAAAGACTTTGATAAACATAAATATAAATATAAATAAAAGATAATATATAATATAAATGTCGGTCCCAGTATCTATATTCATATTATGTTATAACGAAAGTGTATTATTACCTCATACGATAAAGCATTATCGCGAACGACTACCAAATAGTAAGATAACAATATATGATAATGAATCGACAGATGACTCAGTAAATATCGCAGAATCATTAGGTTGTAATATAGTTTCATGGAGTTCAGGAAATAAAAATAACGCACTGCAAAAACAATATATATCAAATAATTGTTGGAAAGGAGTAACAGAAGGTTGGGTGATAACAATCGATATGGACGAATGGTTATGTATAACCGAACAAGAGTTAATTCACGAATATAATTTTGGAACAACTATTCTAAAAACCTGTGGTATAAATATAATAGGTGAATCAAAATACGAAAATTTAACTGATATAGATTTACATAATATGACAGACGGTGTTCACTATCCAATAGAATCAAAAAGTGTATGTTTTTTGCGAAATAAAATAGATGACATGAATTATGGAAAAGGTTGTCATTATTGTGACCCAAAAGGGTCATCAATAGTAAAAAGTAAAAAGACATTTATTATAAAACATATGGATTGGTTGGGATTACCGTTTAGTACAAAGAAATATAAACAACGTTATGAAAGGTCAAGAGAAATATTTAAGTTACATGGATGTTCGGCTCATTACACGGATGACAAAGAAGAAATTAAAAACAGATACGATAGCTTTAAAGAAAACATAGAAAACATGTATAAAATATTAGCCGATGTGACAATGGAACCTCACTTTAATCCAAATGATATTTATATGTTTTATGATATATTAAATAATTCAACACATTATTTTGAATATGGTTCAGGTGGGTCCACATTTCAAGCAGCTAACCAATATAATATAAAAACCATCCATTTAGTAGAAAGTGATCCAGAATGGTATAATAATGTATGTAAAAACATAGAAAAAAAGAAACCAATAACTTTGATGTATAGACATTTAAATACTACGCCGAATAATTGGGGATATCCAGGAGAAGGATGTTTGATAGAACATGCGAAAGAATATAGTAGAGCAATTCGTAGTCTGTCTGAAACAGAATCGAACAGATTGGATATGATTTTGATAGATGGTCGTTTTCGTGTGGCTTGTTGTCTACATTGTTTTGATATGATATCAGATGATTGTCAAATAGTATTTGATGATTTTTTAAATAGACCTGATTATCATGACGTTTTACAGTTTTATGATATAGTAAGAAAAACAGAAGATAATATAATGGTAGTTCTAAAAAAGAAAAAAGGAGTAAATGGACCATCTCCCGATTTATTAAATAAATATGACTTAATATCTAAATAAAATTGAAAACTTTTATCATATATGTGTATTCAACAAACAATATAGTTACATACAAACGTAAATAAAATGCCAGTGATTGAAATCGTATCTAAGGAAGAGCGCGAGTTATGGTCTGCACGTAAGGCAGAACTAAACGAACATGCGTCTTACAAAACCAAACAGCAATATTTCCCAAAGAATATGGATGAATGGGAAGAGAAAGGTAAGGAAATCGAACGGAGATATCGTCAAGAATTGTTGTCTCTTAATAAACAGAGAAAGGAGGAGGAACGTCAAACGGAAGAACACCAAAAGGAAAGAAAAAGAGATACAATGAGAAATACAAGAAGAACAGTTCAAAAAGATAAAAATATGTCTACACGATTTTCATTGCGACAAGCAGCCCAAGCATTACTTGAATTAAAAACCCCAAGAGTCGTATAAAAATATAAAAACAAAATATAAAAACAAAATATAAAAACAAGAGTCCATATTTAGTAAATGGACGTGATAAATGAAAATACAGAATACCAAAACGCAAAAGAAGACTACCAAACGAAAGGCATAATCCAATATGAAAACCAAATAAAAGAACTAATCCATGAAAAACATGAATACATACAAAAAATAGACAACCTTCAACATACAATCCGTATGTTAGAAGAAAAAAAGTCCTTTTTTTGTCATAGTACGGGAGGTCATAAATGGATAACAGAACGAGAAAGTGGTATGTATGGAGAGTTATTTACTTATTGTGAAAAATGTAAGAAAGGATGTTAGTTTATAGTTTATGTGCGTGGTGTATCCGGTAATGCCTCGGGTCCAATCATATACATATACATTTCTTCTTCTTTTTGTTGTTGTCGTGTTTTGTCTATTTGTAATTGTTGTTTTTGAACCATGTATTCAGCACAACTTCCACAATGGTCTTCATTTGCGTAATTGATTTTAAGTGTTGTGTGTATATGATTATCAAGATTCCATCTTCCCAATGGTGTTTTCACCTGTTTGCGAGAAGCGGCTTTGAATACTTCGATGATATGTCTGACGTTCATATTATAATTATGTTATGTAAATCATATTTATAATATCTATGCTTTCAATTTTACATATAAATAGGCAAAACGTATTTCAATTCCGTAGTATTAATAGCATTATTGCCAAAATACAAGTCAACAAACATCTTAGTTTTGTCATTACAAAATGATTGAATGATTTTGTTGTATCGTTCCAATAAACTCTCTTTTGAATTCTCGCCGCATAGTCGAATCGCAATTACATGATTCTCAATCAAATACGGAGTATCCATATCAACCAAACAATACGAGAATGTGTAATTTCCTTTTCCATATCCCCGATTCAAAAGTAAAGTGGGTCCTGTGTGTCCGTCTTTCATAATATAATTTTTTTTAGAAGGGTCCTTATAATTAACCAACTCCAACTCATTTGTTTTGATATCTCCACTATAAATAAGACGTGTTTGCGTGTCATCATCCGTCAATATATCTTTACATTGATTCCAAACAACCGTACCTACACTAACATTACATCCGATAGAATACAGCGTAACCGAGTCTTTGTATAAATCCGTGATTAGGTGTATATTCGATGGGGTATTAAAGATGGTATTATTATTGATAGACAAAGTGAATCGTTTGTTGTCGCTTTTATCCTGTTTCTTTTGTAAGATAAAGACAAGTATCTCTTGTTTAGTATCCAAAAAGTTATCATCCAGACAATCAATAATATCTATAATGGCAAAGTTCTCATATATATAGTTTCTAATTTTGGAATAATAAATACAATTGGTAAAGTTATGTGGAAGAACAAATGCCAACACCCCATTGTCATTTAGTTTCTGTAATGCGTGAATAAGAAAAAGAACGAAAATATTAGGGCGTCCATCGATGAGGTCGTAAAATGATTCATCGACGCTGTCCTTTTTGACGACAAAATAAGGCGGATTTCCGATAATCAAATCAAATTTCTTTTCGTTCATGATATCCCATTGTAGGAAATCCCGATGTAAGAGTGATACACCTAAGTTCTCATCAAATTTATCTTGTATTTGTTCGTATATATTTGTATTTTTTTCAATTCCAGTAATATGGACGCACTTAAATGTTTGATGTAGATGATGAATAATTTCACATGAACCACAAGAGGGTTCTAATACGGTGCGGACATGAAAATCCGGGATATTTTGGATACGTTCAATCATAGTGTGAATAATAGAGGGTGGTGTGAAGAAAATTCCGTCTTTCTTCTTCTCTTCGTGAGTGAAACCTTGTGTAATACATTTGGATAAATAGGTAAAATCGGTCATAATCTATTATAATATAGGTCGATAACTTTATATTGTTGTGAAATGTTCTCAATATATAGAAATATGTTTCGTGTAGTAAATCTAAATAATAATTCACAATTTATTATTTAGTCCAGTTGTGCTTTCTTGTCAATCGTGACTTCTCTCATAACATTTCGCATTACCTTATCTTCAAACAATTTCGTTTCGTCTTGTCCGCACCCTCCTAATGTGGATTGCATATAGGTAAAGAATTTTTCGTAGTTCTCTGTTCCCATTGTATTTACATCCGGCGTGTTTTCCATCCATACAGTAGTCATTTTATGGTTTTTATTAGCGATTCGTTTCACTGCTTTTCTGAGTTCAACTTTGTCTTCGTCCTTCTCCCATTTTTCGCTACCTTTGATGTAGATAGTTTCGCGTTTCAGGTCGGTACAATGGAGGGGTCTGTCATAGAGTTCCATAGCATTTATACATTTCACTATGGTATTGGAAATCCCTTCTACAAACCCCAATTCGCCAGTTTGTACGTAGTCTTCCAGTGATATATTCATAGAACTAACGAAATCCTTTAATGACATTGCGTCTTTACACTTCTCGTTTAAGAAGACATTGAGATTAAACTTGTTATTACAGTTTGTATTGTTCGTAGTATGATTACCGCCCATATTTTTAGACATCTCCATCATCTGTTTGTTTTGGTCTATTACCAATTGCTTGAAATCGCGGTTTTCTTTTACTAATTCCAATATGGTATTTGTTAACATTTCATTAGACGATGTTAACATTTCAAATTTGTCATGATTGGTTGACGATGACGTAGTAGTATCATGTGTTTCAGACAAATCTACGTTACATGTTTTACGATGAGCGAATAACCCCTGTCTATATTTATACTTTTTTCCACATTCGCATATATAGCCATACGAACATTGTTGAACTATATTGTCATTTGACGTCATTTGTATATGTTTTGTAGTAAGTAAATGTCTGTCATATTGTGATTTTCTACTGGTATGATAGTCACAATCTTTACATATAAATTTAGGTGAACTTTTTGGACCCATAGATGTCATTATTTAGTTCTATTTAAAATGACACCTAAAGTTCTAAGTCCTTTTCAGCGTAATATACTTAAATATTTTATGGTAACAAAAAAATACAATAAAATATGAAAAACAGAGCATAATGGTAAGAAGTCATATTTTTAAACCCTATTTAAAATTCTCCATTGAGAAAATGAAAATTGGACATTTATTTTATGTCCAATTTTTCAAATCGTAGCCATTTCTTTTTCGTGTTTTTTCAGCGTAAAATTATTTAATTCTTTTCATACATTCCATTATTAGTTTATTTTGTTCTATTATTATAAGACCATAATGTTATACAAAAGCCAAAGACCGAAGTAAAGTAAAGAGACCAAGCATAAAGAGAATTCCATGAATTCCGAAGATGGCTTGTGATATGCGTAGATTTCCATTAAGTTCATCCCCGAGGTCTTGTTTTTTGATAAAGGCGACAATATCTTGATATAAGAAGTAATTGAGAATGAAAGCAACCAAAAGGAATGCGATACTGACCGCAATAAGCATGGTATCATAAATGGGTGCATTACCGCGATAGACCCGTGAATAGGCTAATGACCCATACGACAATGTGGTGTATAGTCCAACATTACGTAGAGTAGTATGAAAGTACATAGAGAACTTATGTAAATCGGTTTGAGACATAGCTATATACATAATAGAAACAAAAAAAGAATATAACAAGCTTCATGAATATTTTTTCCATGTAAAGCAACATAAGTAACGACACCGATAATATCCATTGATATGTCTGTCGGGTTGTTCGAGTAATTCAATTACGGAGACCATTCGTTTTGCGTTAAAAGACCATTCCATTCCATTTTGTATAATACTTACAAAATGGAATAACTCAAGATTATAATCCAAGAAAGAAACAAGAATTAATTTGAAGACAAGACAATGTATCTTTTCAGTCTAAATGGAGTAACCCGTGGGTTGTAAAATACATAAACAATTTTTTTATGTATTATTTTTATGCGTCATTCGAGTCAGAATCTTGTTTATTATCATCATTTTCATCCCCGCTGTCATTTTGTTGAACGTCAATCTCATATTGGATATTATTCTTAGCATATACAATGGTCCTTAGCATTCGTACGAGCATTTTATTTTCTTCAATAAGTTTGGTATTTTGGTCGATAACATTTTGTGTATGTCTATGATGATGTGAAAGAACTTGTGTCAATACAGTTTTGAGTAGTGTTTCAATGACAAGTGTATTAACGGTAACATTTTCCCCTTCAAGTGGTTCATGTGGTGGAAGCTTCCCTCCTGATTTCATAAATTCTTGTAAATCATTTTTCATATCATTATCAACTTGAGCCAAGTATTCTGCGTCTGGTGCGAGATGTCTACTCAGGCGTGGTTTTTCTGAACCATCATCATCATCATGTACGTTAAGCTGAACGTTATCAGATTGTTCTTCGGTAGTCGTATCTTTACGATGTTCGGGTATACATGCGCTAACGTGTTTGATATATGGATTTTTCGTTTTATATTTTTTACCACATTTACATACAAATAGTTTTGACTCAGATGTAGACATTATTGTTAATATAAAATAGGAATTCATTTTTATATTATTTATAGATAATATTAATAATACACGGATAATGCTAATAAAAAATATGTAAATATCCGAATAACATAAATAGTTATACATGATGTGACGGTGGTGGGTAATCAGGTGTTGTTGAACGATAAAGTTGTGGCGGCGGTGGGTAATCGGGTGTTGTTGAACGGTAAAGTGGTGGGGGCGGTGGGTAATCAGGTGACGGTGGACGTGACAACTCTTCAATATCACATATACTGACATCAATACTCATACAATTGTTATAGTCAAATCCTTTCCCAGCTCTATCATATATAATATGGTTGTTTATAGTTTGTTTATATTTCGTAGGAGGTAGGAGTCCTCTTTTGAGTATATTCGCCCACGAATTAAGTGATTGTATGATAGGTTGATTATGAGTTTCTGTATCCGGTTGTTTTTTTGAAAAATGCGGACAATATTTAACCCAATGTCCTTTTTCTTTACAATAAGTACAAATGGTATTTAAAATAACCGGGCATACAATATTACCATCTTTTCCAGGTTTATCCCGGGTCCAATGATTCGTATATTCCCAGTAAGATTTCCCTGCTTTATGACAAGTTCTACAATAAGGTGCGTTTGACATGTATAAATTGGTAAATATGGTAAAATAACGAATAAAAATCAATTTTTAAGAATATGGGTCAACCCCATTTTCTTGTAGTGTGTATATAAGGAATGCGATTTTGACTGGGTCAAATCCTTGTCCTTGTAATGGAGCTCCATAAATACGTATATAATAATTGAATACAGGTGCTAATTGGAAGCTTTGTGTAAGTGTCATATTATTCGTAGACATGGATGATTGTATGGATGTAACATTTTTATCAGATAAAATATCAGCAATCTGTTTTTGTAAATCGGCTTTATCAAGTTGTAATAACAGATTGTCTCCATATAAAGATAGTGAATTAAACGCTCCACGTAACGTGTCTTCTGCGATTTGTAATAACAATAGAACAGATGCGTTAGTGGTTTTAGAACGCATATCTTGAACTTCTTTTACAAGATTTGTATATTGAGAATAGTCTGTGGGTATAGCTTCGTAGGTTTGGTTTGCGATTTTACTACTATAATCCGTCTGTATAAGTCGAATAATATCCATATAATATTGCGTTAAGAAATCAAGTTCTTGTGAAGTTCCAGTTCCAATAGTTTGAACTGCAGTAGCAAAAGAAATCGGATTAATTAGAGAACGTGTATTGGAGAACACCGTGTTATTTGTGAATAGTGATTTGCTGTATGCGCTCATATTATATAATTATTATACATAAAATCAGTTGGTATAACGTATCATACATATCATCTTTTTATTTCCGGAGAGTCTATTTTGAGAAGTGCCCCCAATAACATCGCTTTTAAATAGCATTTTGGTAAGCTTAGTATCAACTTCATATCCGTTACTCTGTAAATAGGAGAAAATGGAAGGTATATCATCGTTACCCATGAAATGTTCTGTGTTTTTAACCGAAGAAATAGAACCCGCACTATTTTTCGGATAGCGTAACAGTACGTGTACACAATTGGAAGGGTTAGATGATATAGAATTTAGTTGTTGAAAGGGTGAAAGTTTGGATGTAGATGTGGTGGTGACAAGATTCGCAAGAGGTCCATCTGGCATGGAACTAAGCGTAATCACATTATGGTAGGTTTTATGAAAATTATTAAGAAAAGGTTCTAAATAAAGGATACAATGACTATTATAGTTATCAAACGGACTTTCCATATAGAATAAAGTAATAGATAGTTTCAAAATAAATATAAAGAGAAGTCAATATAATATATTGACAATGGAGCATTGTGCGATGAGATTGTCATGGGTTGTGGAATAATATTCCATAAGAGAAAGCTTCTGTAGCTCAGTTGGGAGAGCATACGACTGTTAATCGTGAGGTCGGGCGATCGAAACGCCCCGGAAGCGTATTATATTTCAATGATTTATTGAAATGTAAAAAATTGAAAACTTTATTGCCATAAAAGTAGAAGTAATCATTAATAACAACCCCATAAAAGTAACAATTATGTCAAAGGTATTTGAAGTAAGTTCTGTAGTTCCTACCCAAAAGGATATTATAAACGAAACAAAAAATCAGTATAACAATTTGAAATTACAGACAAATCGTTATAAGTTCGCCAAGGAAGTGACAGATATGCTATCCGATTTCGCGAAGCTTCATCAGTATGATGGAAGTAAGGATTATAAAGAAGCTTGGAATAATTGGATAAAAGAAGAAGAGGTAGGTAATAAGCTGGAAGATGAAAAAAGTCGTTTAATAAAAATGGGAATGACAGACGACGTGATGAGTCGTTTATATAAGAGTTCGCGTTATTATTATCGTAAGAAATCCAACAATCTGAATGTGGAACCAAAAGAACGTAAGAAGTACGTGGGTTTTCCAGCCGACATTCTACGTACAATGGACGCACAGATTATTCGTGAAATAAACGGAAGTATTGATGTAATTGAAAATGATAAAATAGTAAGTCGGTTTACACCAGCGAATAGTTTTGAATTATATTTGAAAGAAAACCCCGAAAGTGTGAATGATTTATTGAGTGAATCCAGTGGAAGTGCGGAGGAGCGTCGTATTGAGACAACTGCGGCAGTAAACCGTTTAAAGAAGACATATAAGAATCGTTTTTATAAGATTAAAGTACAAATAGAAGAAGAGGATACAAAGTAAACCAAAATTCACATATTAATAAAACCGCATAAACAAAAATAAAAAGAATGTGACGTTCTTTTTTATTGTAGAGTAGTAATATATAAATGGCAGAACCTAAGGTAGAATTAATAAACCAAGGGAGTTATGGTTGTATATTTAGACCCGGATTTAATTGTAAAGGAAAGCCAATAAAAAATAAACAAAATAAACAATATATAACAAAAGTTCAGAAAAGTGCGAATACGTCACAACGTGAAACCCGATTAGGTAAAATAATAAAGAAGATAGATAACCATGAAGATTATTTTGCGCCAATTTTAACAAATTGTGAAATATCATTAGCAAGAATGAATAATGATAAAATAAAGCGTTGTGATTTTATCGAAGATGACGAAAAGTTATACGAGACAAACAAATTAAGATATGTAGGAAAAAATACATTGGCAACATATATTTTGAATGTAGTAGAAGATACACCAAAACGATTGTTTCGTGTCTTATTGGATACTCATATACATTTATTAAAAGGATTCGACCAATTATTATCGGCAGGAATAGTTCATTTGGACGTAAAAGAGAACAATGTAATGATTGATGACAATACGAAATCACCCATAATAATTGATTTTGGATTATCATCAGAGATAACGGCATTGAATACAAAAAAATACCGCGATGTGTTCTTTGTGTATGGTCCAGATTACTCTCCATGGTGTATAGATATTTGTATGTTGACATACATGGCAAACGAATTAAAGACGGAAATAATCCCTCCTGGTATGTTGGGGTTTGTGGGGTTTGAAAAAAATAAAACCGAAAATTGGTTAGATGGAATGGTAACAAATGAGAAAATAACAAAAGTAATAAACGATTTCATAACAAAGAACCATACTATGATCGATTTATTAAGTGAATCTCAACGAAAGATTTATAAAAATACATTAGATGAATATTTTGGAAGATTCATAGGTAAGACCTGGAAAGATGTAGCGGATGAGTTAGAAAAGAATGTATCATCATGGGATTGTTATGCGGTATCTGTAATGTATTCATACATAATACGCGATTTGGAATTAAACAATGTAGATATGAAGATTCCTTCATGGACTTCGTATAGAAAAACATTAGAAGATGCGATATTGTCAGCTCCAGATAAACGACCAAATAGTAAAGAAATGATAGATAATATAGAGAAATTATTTACAAATGTAAGCAATAATGAGAGTAAAGATATGATGAAGATAATGGATAATATAATGATAAGTAAAGAAAAGAAAATGAATATTCGTACGAATATGATAACCACAAAACAGAAAGTTTTACAAAGGGAAACAAAAATATACGACGCAAAGAATTAGGTCAAAGCGTAAATGATAACAATATAATGTTATTATCATTTTAATATCAAAAAATTTACATACATATAAGGTCATTTACATATTTATCGAATATATCATATTGATATGAATTAAGTTCATATTGTATATTGGTATATGGCGTGTATATAGAAGATTGTTTTGGATTATATAGTTGAGAAATCAAATGTGGAGAATACCCAGACAATAAATTGGCTTTGTTTTGTTCTGGAAGACATGGGAGTATAGTGTCTTCATATTTAGATAGATTCCAGAACGAGATATATGGTACGGAATTAGTGTAAGGTGATAAAGTAGTCATAATAGTGTCATATAGAATTGTATCTGGGGATAGTTGTTCGGTGTACGTGGATAAAACTACAAAATGTAGATTTTTGATGTCGTCAGTGAATGTATTTCCGATAAGACCAAACGTATTGATGTAGGATGTTTTGGTAGAATATACAGAAGAAATAATATCTAAAACCCGTTTTACTTTATGAACGAACAGCATATCATCTTCAAATTGAATCCATACGGGATTATTATCTATAATCATAATTCTATTTTGAATAGAACTATGTAGAGAAATGAGAATAGCGTATCCTATCGCTGCGTACAATGGTTCATCGTCATATTTTCTCATAGAAGAAGAAATATCAATAATAGGTATCATATATTCTGTTTGTGTATGGGTTGTGATGTTTTCCAAATACTTCCACTGTTTGTTGAGAATATGAAATGGTGGATTAGAGTCATTCTTATAATTTCGAATAATAGAAATCGCTTGTTTTACGTAATAAGAAATAGGTAACGAGGATGACGTATTATATTTGACGCTATTGGCATGTACGTTGTGTAGTGAATATTTGGATTCAAGATGATTAATAATTTGTTTGCTACATTCGAGTTTATCATTGTCATCTGAGTCATAATACGAAACATTACTATATTTAGAATGAGCGCATAGAGGTATGGTATGTGGTTCAATAAGTAGTCTTCGGTTTGCACATAACTTAATTTCAAGTGTATCAAGTGCTTTATTTAAAAACGACACATTTTTTCTATATAACTGTTTGTATTTATTATGCGCTTTAATTTGTGAATCATAACTGGATGCGGATTTAATAATATATGGATATTGTGTTTTGCCCCAATGGTTAGCTAACAAATCAAAAAGCCATCCAAATTTTTTATTCTCTCGCGGAATCCATTTCGCAACATGTGATATATATCGTCCATTCATTGCGTTTTCGGAAAATTTCCATGCGTTGAGGTCTTCTTTGAGTTGTGTATTAACAAGCTCAATACAAATTTCAATCAGAGAGTCATCTGCACCATGGCGGCTATGTTGTTTGACAAACCCACATAAATATTTCATATCTCTCCACGAGCCATATGTATACGGTTGAATCCCGGTATTTTTAACAAACCGATGTAACATATAAATTGCCAAACTCGGAAAGAATTTATATAATTTCCAAATCATCATATACGCAATATCATGTTGTCCTTTTCCGTGACGAATGTCTCTTGTATTCGCGATTAGTTTATAAACCGAAGTTAAATAAGGTAGGGTGGCATCCATATCATTATGGAGTTGTTTTTTGATAACAGACAGTAGCGTTTCGTACCGATTGGAAAAAGAATTGAAATCGTTATATTTTTGAAACCGCACAGAATGAAAATAAAAGAACACAAGTTCGTCGCGAAAAAAGGATGAATAATCGTATTTATTTTCCATTATTGGAAAGTTATCGTTATCCATAATAGTAAATGATACAGGTAAATATAATACAATAAAAATATTTATATCATTTACAATTGAATAATTCGAGAACATTGTCCTACTTATGGAAATTTGGCATGATTTCGTCGTGTTTTCGTGTGTTTATTTCGTATACTTCGGTAGGACTCATTCAGGTCTGTATTTATCTTTACTTTTTTAGTATGTGATGATTTTGTATTTTTACCGTTGTTATTTTTAAGGATAGATTTCGCGGTACGATTATTGGACGTAGAGACGAACTCTTGATACACAAGAAAGATAGAGTTTAATTTATGAAAAATAAAAATGGAGGTAGGAACATGTATATCATCAATATACGGATGTATTTTGAAGAAGTTATGGTCGGTCGTTGTTGTCTCTGCTTTCGAATAAGACTGTATATGTTCTGGTTCTAATGTGACAAAAAAGGAAGCAATGTCAAGAAGTTTATATTGACGTTTACTTTGTTGACCTAAGTGTTCTTTGTTTTGTTTAATGATAGACATAAGTGTATTTTTGGGTACATACTTATAGTTGTTTATAGTGTCATGTGTTGAAAGTGTAATATCCAAATTAATAATTTTATCAATATGTTTATCATTATTAACAAATATAGAATGTACTGAAATAGAATCCATACATTCTTTACAATAATTTTGAGTTATATCTTGTATTTTCTGTAGTTCATGTACCCAAGTTTCATCTAAACGTTCATGTGACGACATTATTTTTAATACACAAATAAAAAAAACTACCAACTTAAACCAATTATCCAATTACACATCTTCTCATTCAACCCATTTATTTGTATACAGTTCTAATTTGGTCGCTTCCAAAAACATGTCCTGAATTGGTCAGATCAGTATAGCATATTTCAAATTGATTATTGTAAGACCAATTATAATCATAGCATAAAATTAAATTTGGTTGTTTATCAAATGCAAACTCAAAATAAAAACTGGTATCAACGGGTGATACATATGTATTCATTATAATATCTTTTTTTTTATCAATAACGGGTGTAATTATACTATATCGGTTGTCGTATTTATGGATTACAGTTACAAATTTATGGTAATCTATGTGATTTTTATTTTTATTTTTATATTTGATACGTCCATCATACTCAAATATTATATTTTTTAATTCATATGGAAGTTTTTTAAACAAATTATTTTGATTATTCATTGTATTAGTAATGAATAATCACTTTATATTATTACTTGAGTGATGTAAACTAAAAACGGTGAAAACAAGTTAAAGAAGTACGCATATATATTATGTTTCGAAACAGCAATAAAACCTCGTATGTAACGGTATATAAAAAATTAATGACTAATTTCTTTCTAAGAATGTTATTCGAAACAGCAATTCACATAGTGGATTTTGGGGGGTTGGAGTCTTTTATAAAATTGATTTTTCAACTTTATAAAAATAGGAAACAAGAGAATGCCAAGTACAACAATATGTATACCGCGCGTAGAAGCAACTATGTCTTGTAATTACATTGAAGACATTATTCGTAGTATGAAAATCGGAATGATTGAAACAATAAAGGAGATTCCTTTACATAAAGACATTCATTATAAGCGAGTAATTCTAAAAATTAAATGGGACACAAGAAATAAAAAAACAAATCAGATTTTGACAAGTATAAAAGATAAAGGTTCGGTAAACTTAGTTTATGACATGCCTTGGTATTGGAAAGTATTACCTGCGCGATAACATTATCGAATGGGTAATATAATTTCTCTAAGTGTTGGTGAAAGTTGCTGCAATAAGTCATCTATATAATCCTGACTACTATCTGTTTTATTCCAATAAAAACATAATAAACAAAACCACCACCTGTTTTGTTTTTTTTCAGCCGACGATATTTCCCTATAGAATATAGCATCTATAATAGAATATGCGTTTTGTAATTCGATTAGTTCATTCGTAATTATGCTTTTAAACCGAAATAATTTATTTAATCTTGCGTCTTCTTTTGTTTGATGTTCATGTTCCACATTATTATTATCAAGATGGCTATTTGTAGATGTTTTGATATATTGGATTTGTTTCTTTTTGTCAGTTCTGTATTGAATATATGAGATTTCATTTTTGACATTACGTAACTTTTCAATCGTACATCGTTTTAATAATTCGATTTTTTTAATAAATGAGAAAATATTGACATGTGAAATAATAGGAAATAGTAATTTTATTTCTGGTAATATTAACGTCTGACTAATAAGTTTATATTCTGAAATTTTATCCTCAGTTTCATTAAATTTGGATATGATTAACTGGGAAATATCTTTTTCTTTTTTCATGATCATAATTTTGGTAGATGCTAATTCTAATTCGGTTTCTGAATTGTCAAATAAGGAGGCTAATATAAGATATTTCTCAGATAGAGTCTCTAATTTAAAGAATCCAACCATAGAAATAAATAATGTAACAATACCATTTAACCCAGCAACGATGTTTGTATTGACCGTATCACATTCAAGGAATGGGGAAATAAATGTAACAGCCGCTGCGATAATAAGCGCAGGACACATTAAAAGATAAAGTTTTTGTTGAGTAATATTTCTGGATTGTGCGTATAGATTTTTTTGCCCCCTTACAAAAGTGGTTAATATATCAAGTTCATTCGAATAACTATCAACGGGTGAATTAGAATAGTATTTTTTTACATATTTTTCAATATCGGTTGTGTTTAGTTTTGCGTATTTATTTTTAATCGCATTTGATTTGAAGTTTTTCATTAATCTGGGGTTACTTACACCCTCATCGTCGCTATTATTATTACTATTCGAGTTACTATTACTATTCGAGTTACTATCTGACATGATCGGACTATTTCCTTCTGAATTTTGTATAAATAACGATTCTGTATTATGTAGATTATCAAGGTCTCTGTTAGATAATGTAACGAAATGATTATCTGTATAGGTATCAATCGAACCTTCTTCTTCAATATTTGTTTGCTGAAGTGGAAAGTCACTATTCACCCTAATCATAATAGGGGCTTCAATGTCTTTTATTTCTGTACCACTACTATTGCTCCCTTCTGAACTGCTATTTGTGTCATTATATGTGGGATACATACTTGTCTTATGAAACGGTACACTTGTAGTAGGTTGTTCTATATTGGATGTATCTATATTCATAATATGATTATGAACAGAAAAAATTATGAAAAATCAAACTAAAAATTGATTAATTCCAACTATACTATGAGAACATTAACAATAAAATATAATGCCAACCGCAGTAGCCCCAGAAACCCGTGTATATAGAAAGCAATTACGAGCATTTGAACGAAATTTACGTAATCGAATCTTGACAAGTCGTTTTTCAACATCAACCTGGAACGAAAATGAACTTTACAGAAAGAAACATAGTAATATAGGATGTATCTATTGTTGTCCTGATCCTATATCTAAATCAATAATGACAGATACAAATTTATTTATATTGGAAATGAATAACGATACAAATAAAATAATTGGTGTGGGATTAATCCGCAACCAATATGTAAATGGTAAGTTGAATGTATATTCTAAAGGTAATTACAATCGGTATACATATGTAGGTCGAAAACGTATTGACCGTAGTGAAATGAATGAAGAAGAAGATTTAGTAATGAAAATATTTGATATATTATGCTTTCGTGGAAATAAACATATGAAGCGCGGACAAGGATTAAAGAGTTTTCCAACTGAATTGTTATTTACATTGTTTAAAAAGGTAGATTTGGTAAAATACATAGGGAACATGTTTAAAGACCGATTAATGAACTCTTCCAAAGAAACAAATAAATAACACGAATAGTATATAGAAGTTGTGTTTATAAATATATATGATGAATAATACAAAGAAAGACCCCCCACAAACTAAAAACATGTATGATGTAAACAGTTATACGGATAGAGAATTGCTTGATATATTAGACTTAACAAACCCATCAGACCGTGAATTAGAAGCAAAAATCATTTTTTTAATCAACAAATATAAAAATATGCAAAATGATTCGGGTGACGAGCTGACAATATTTTTTGAAAATATATACTCCCATTTCTTTGAAACGAGCGATGATGATGAAAGTATATTAGAAGGGATGGATGAGATAGGCGACCAATTAACAAAAGATGAGTATGAAGAAGTAATGACACAACAAAATACCAGTGAAGACATAATAAATACCCTAAAGTCTGAAGACCCAAAAGGATATTTGGAGACAAGTCAAGCTAAGATGGATAAAGTAACAAATTATACAAAAGAATTAGAACATGCGAAAGGAAATTTAAATCCCCTACTACAACAAACTGTAAAACGAATTGTTACTATAGACAGTCAATATAGACAAGATAAGCGTAGTGCCCCTACAGATTTTACATTGAATTTATCTGAGCCATTAAAAGATGTGGTATCTATAAAACTATATTCTGTAGAAATACCTTATGTTTGGTGGACTATAAATTCAAGTTTTGGGAGTAACTTTTTCATATTAAAAGGTAATGTTCCTGGAATAGATAACGGTAATCATGATTATCAGATAGAAATAACCCCAGGTAATTACAGTCCAAGTGAATTATCTCAAGCGATTAATACCAGCATAACTGTTATAAAAAATATATCAACCGACGTAGATTTTGGAACAACCGGAATGGAATATAATCCGTACAGTTCATTAATTACAACAAATACTGAAATATATAAACAATATAATGAAACCAGTTATTATTTGCGTTTTCCGGGTTGGACGACTCCGGAACCACCAGACGATATAAACTATTATACTGAGCGTTCCAAAAGTATACCGGGTTTCTTGGGGTTTAAAGAGGACACCTATAATTTTATTAGTTTGTTCGGAGAAAATGCGTTACCATTAACCGCCAATACGAATGACACATTTAAATATTTAATTACGAGTGCGAATAATTCATTTACAGTAGAAAAGTTTGTTAGAGTACCAGGTAGTACGGCTGAAATAATTGATTTATCCATAGTAGTAACGTTGTCATTAACGAGTGGAAATTCATATACTCGGTCTGTTATTTACGCAAACTTAAATAAAGTGATTTCGGAAAATCAATATTTAAATGATGAATCAAAAATAGAACGAATCGACAAGGATACGAATTCCTATTTTAAGATGTCTATAAAGGCAAATCGTCTTACAACAAATAATATACCTAATTCGAAGATACGTATTATTTTCCCAAATGAGACCATAACAAATGACACTCCACAGCTCATTTGGACGGGAACTACGTCATGTTTTAAATTTATTAATAAAGAAACTATAATCAATGATATATTATCAGAAGTATCTCCGTTGGTTCAACAAACCGACCAATTTCAAGTGACAACATCTCCGTATATTTACTTGAAGAATATAGAATCGGGATATGATATTAGTAGTAATGACTATCGTATTGATATACCGAATTCAGATACGTTATATAATGTAAATTTCTATATTCAGGAAATAAATAACCGTATAATGGACGCAAGTAATGGAGAAATTTTAAGTTCAACGAATACGTACTTAGACCCTTTTGGTCGTTTTCATATGCAATTTGATATTTTACGAACAATTACAACTGGGAAATATAAAATAGATTTTTCGGGCACTATATTTCAGACGTTAATGGGACTGAACCAATATTACGAATTAGATGAAGGTATAAATATTATTGATACAAGTTTTGGATATTTGAATAGTTATGTTCTGCCTACTGATAAATTACTGACGGTTTCCGCAAAAAACAAGGACAATTATGTGGGAAGTGACCTAAGTTATACATTATATTCAAGTAATACGAATGGAATCATAAGTAGTGGTACATTATTCAAAGAAATAAACAATTTGTTTGAGAATTTTCAAGATGAAACGAATCAATATATATTTGCGGGTTCTTCTTTGGGTATAAATGTTACAGATGAAAATGTAGTAGAAGCCAAATTAACATTAAATATAAATAAGCAATTAAGTGAAGGAACCTACTCGGTCCAATTCTTAGAGGATGTCAGTTATGCTATTACAAATACAATTTTTCAACTCGAACAAGGAGATAGTATAGATATTGGAGGGGAGACACTCCCCTATGTAAAATATGATAGTGAAACGGATACTACAGTATTAGTGAATGATGAAGACAGTTTAAATATAGGTATTTTACGTGATAAGGGTTTCTTGGGAACAGCTGAATTGACCGCGATAACGAATGACGCAATGGAATATACTATGAATATAGAAAACACCGCATCGTATACAATAGATTCCCCCTATTTGATGTATATTTCAGTCGCAACACCGGATATAATCGACCCGGATTATGGACGTTCCGCATTATATAATTCACCCATTCCATATGGTTATTTGATACCAGCGCCAACCGATTTGTCCCATAATAATTTGACTGAACTACAAACCGCAATCAATGCTGAATTCAGCCGATTTCCAGATTTAATTGGAAGCAACGTAGAGATTATAGAAAACGCAGACGGAATAACGGCAACCATTAAATTGTCATTACTAATACAACAGCGATATTATTTTAATAGTTGGAATAAACATGTAAACATAGACCACGCTATGATAGACAACGAATTCCCATTATTGAATAGCCAAATCCCTTCTGTATATGACGTGAATCGTCAATTTACAGATATATCATTTTCAGATACAGATGAAAATGGAAATACTGTGTTAGGTATTAAAAGTAATAGTTATATCCAACAGAATTTAATTACGTTAACCGAAGAAACAAACAAAATAGAAATAATAGCGTACGAAGAAGGGGTAGTAGCCCCAGAAAATAATATTACCATAGAATTGCCTATAAAATCAGGGAATGATGATATACGCTACACACGTGATATGTTGTTAGCAGCCATAAATAATAGTTTTGTAGGAACAGCCGCATCAGAATCGTCGGTTACTGTAACTACAGTAGAAGGTACTGAATATGTCAGCTTCCGTACAACGGTGAATAAGGAATATCGAGCGAAAGACTACCGAATATCGTTTTTTGACCCCTACAGTTTTGTAAAGTGTTATCAAGGGGTTAGTAGTGTTCGTAATACAACCTGGGATAGTACGTTGGGATGGATATTAGGTTATCGTGAGTTTACTGTATACAATCTATCTAATTATGAAAGTACTGAAGGTTCATCTGTAATTAGTATAATTGCGGATACAGGAATTAGTACAGAGTTATTTAATTATTTTATGTTATGTATAGACGATTATAATCAAAGTCATTTAAATGATGGATTGGTAACAATCACTTCACGAGATACTGGAACACCATTACCGTCGTATGCGTTAAGAACAAATTTTGTATGTGACCCTATAACCGGAGAAAAAGTATACAACACCCAAACAAAAGTAAACAATAATAAACTAACTGAGAAGCAAGTTCAAGCATTAACCGCACAAGCAAACTCATCGTCGTCTGAAACGAACTTAACTACCGGTAATGTGAACTCAAAAGTGTATGGTTCTACACCATTTGTAAGTGATGTATTCGGTGTAATTCCTCTCAAACTTAGCGGTAGGAGTAATGGTGAAACAATTGTAGAATTTGGCGGAACATTACAAAATCAGGAACGTCAATATTTTGGACCTGTCAATCTACGGCGAATGAGCGTAAAACTGGTGAGTGACCGCGGAAATGTGGTGGATTTTAACAATGCGAATTGGTCGTTTTCTTTAATATGCGAACAATTATACAAACCATCACAGGTATAAATAGAAGAAACAATTTGTAATGATATTATAATAAGTTCACTACAAATGTCCGAGTATGAAAATGGAAATAAAATAATAAAAATGTTGGATACGGTTGGATTTTTGGGTCCATTTATATTATTAGGTATCGGTATATGGCAGTTATGGGGGAATCATGGTTTTTGGTGTGCGTATTTAGTTGTATTTGTGATGAATTCTGTTATTAACAAAATAGCAAAGGTAATTGTGAAACAGCCAAGACCTAATGATGGTGAAAGTATAATGAATGAGAACTATACAGGTGCTGAAATGTATGGAATGCCGTCGGCTCACGCTCAGTCCGTATTTTCATCGCTAACATTTTTATATTTAGTCAAAGAATCGCCAGCATGGTTAATTGGTGAATTATTTATTGCTGGTTTAACTGTCTATCAACGTTGGAAATATAGACGGCATACGATGGAACAATTAGGTGTAGGGGCTATATTGGGAATGGTTGTAGCCTATGGTGGGTATTACATGACAAAACAATATTTACAAGAAAATACACTTATCCAAAACGAAGAATTATAACGAGCCGGTATTGAAAGACAAAATATCGTATATATGTATATAGTGTTTGAATAAAATGTCTCAAAGCGATTATTTAAAATATAAGCGTGTGTCTACACGTCTTCGCGTGGATAATGATACGACAAAACAACCGCCAGTATTTGCGTCAACCACATTAACACAGAATCAACAATATGCTCTTTCAAATAGTATAACAAATACAAAACCAAGATATAATCAACTGGTTCCTTCTGGGCGCCAACCGGTTTTTTCCATGGAGAAGGCTGTAACGAATTGTCCTACGTTTCCAGTATGTAAGGATACAAATACGCGAACAAACCGTGTTCCAATGACGTGTAGAGCAGACCCTTCGGTGCCTACACCTGAGCCATTGAATATTTGGAATCGTGGGTGGGATAGTAGTGTAAGTGCAAGCGCAAATCTGAAAACCGGATGTAAATGTGCTTTACATAGAAGTCATACAGACGGAAATATTTGTAGTTGTAAATTGGGTGCGTTTGGTATTGTGCGTTAGAAAAAATACATTTTATAATTTCATTAGGATATGAAATGTATTGTATTATGTGAATGCATAAAAATTATGGATTGGATTGTTCCAGTTCATTGACTCTTTTTTTGAGTTGTTGGATTTCATGAATGAGGACCCCAATAAGCCCGATATAATTCACCGCTTGATTATGTTCCCCATCCTTTTCGCCTTTTACTAAGAAGGGGAATTTTTCTTGTACTTCATGGGCGATTAACCCTATATCTTGTTTGTTATGGATAGTATTTGTATATGTAACTGGTCTCAAATTATCAATGTTATACGATGTATCTGATATAGGAATAACGTTTTCTTTGATACGATAATCTGATGTTGCGTTAAACGCGTCAGCCTCGCAATTACCTGGAATTTTTACGGTTTCATATGACGTTCCCAACATGATTTGATTGTGTGCTGTGATTTTTGCATTACGTCCTAATGCTGTAGAATTACTATAATTAGTAGTAGAGCTGAACCCTGTGTTGCTTCCGATAAATATATTTGACCAACCTGTCGTACAATTTGAACCACTATTAACTCCTATTGCCGTATTTTCATAGCCATCTGTGTTAGCCATTAACGCATTTGTCCCGACCGCAGTATTAACATAGCCATCTGTGTTAGCCATTAACGCATCTGTCCCGACCGCAGTATTAGTCCCAATATTCCCCCCGCCTTTACCCACGGTAAGTGAATTGATACTTGTCACATTCAACGCATTAATTTCAATAGGTATCGTGGGACTAATTTTAAAAGTTCTTACAACATTAGAGTTCGATGCTTCCCCAATAACGGTTGAGCCATCGGCACTTAGTGCCACGTACTTACCGAAATAACCGGAAACTATAGTCCCATCAATAGTTGGACCGATCGGAGACCATCCCAAAGTGGTAGTCGTGTCTCGTTGATAAACATAAACCGCTCCAGCGCCTGACACCGTGGAAGAGGGACGGGCCCACTGCGAAAAAGCGATACGCGAGCCATCGGCACTTATTGATACAGTTGAACCAATATAGTGAACATATGAACCTATTATTGTGTGGCGGTCAATAGCTTGTCCGAGCGGATCCCAAGTAGAAGTATCATCGTTATATTGATAAACCTTAATGTACCCTATAGCACTATTGTTCATTGCCCCAATAGCAACAATCGAGCCATCAGAACTTAGTGACACAGACCCACCGGACAAGCTATATGTCGTTTCCCCGTCAATATCTTGTCCTAATCGGTTCCATCCGACCGGACCGAAATCAGAAGAATCTTGGTCGGTAACCGGATCGATTTTATTAGAGTTATATTGATAAACCCGAACATGACCTCTATCATCACTACTGGTACCAGTAGTTCCGTCATTATATTTTGCCCCAATAGCAACGGTTAAGCCATCAGAACTTAGTGACACAGATTGACCGGATTCTCCAGAACCGGACTGGTCACTAGTATTTTCCCCGTCAATATCCCCGCCTAATTTCGTCCAACCATCATTCACACTCGAATATTCATAAACCCGAACAATACCTCGGTTAATAGAAGTACCTTTAAGTCCCCCAATAGCAACAATCGAGCCATCAGAACTTAGTGAGACAGATTTACCCATAAAATCAGAATATTCCCCGACAATATCCGTTCCAACCTGATTCCAAGTGGAAGTACCATTATATTCATAAACCCGGACACGACCTCTCGCCTCGCTATAAAAATCTTCTCCAATAGCAACGGTTAAGCCATCCGCACTTAGTGACACAGATCTACCGGAATAATGATTAGTGGTATATCCAACGAGATCTACACCAAGCTGAGCCCAAGTAGAAGTAGTACTATTATATTGATATATTTGAACTCTACCTTGATTACTATTATATTTATACTCCCCCAACGCAATAATCGTACCATCTTGATTTATTGATACACGTATGTCGTAATTACTACCACTAATCGTTTGTCCGAGTTGATTTATGTAATATATTAGTTCACCCGGAGAAATCGTAGAACCACTAATGTCTATTCCATTAGTAAACGATTTGATACCAGTGATGGTTTGGTCGGATGTTAGGTCGACACCAACAGTGAGCGCATTTGAGACAAATTTGGTAGTCGCTATTTGATTGGACTCATCGCCAAATGAAGCGGTCGGTGCGTAAGGAGTTCCATTCAGTGAAATATCACCCGGAACCACGATGGTTTCAGATGACCTTCCCAAGACAATTTGATTGGACGCAGTTATTGAAGCCCCATAACCAATTGCGGTAGAATCGTTATATGTGCCATCATTCGTAGTTGTATCAGAACCGATATATGTATTTCGACTACCCGAAGTATTAGAGTCTCCGGCGTAGAATCCAACCGCAATATTATTGGAGCCCTCAGTGTTAGAATCTAACGCTTGGTATCCAACGACGGTATTGGTCGATATGTCCCCATTTCCTCTACCAACCGTAATAGAATTAACTGAAATATCTTTGGATGAAATGAGCGTTCCATTAAGCGAAATATCTTCAGTAACAATTAATGTATAATCATTAACTGTAGTATTGATAGTTTCGGTCGCTTTTGTTTGGAAAACGGATAAATTCCCTTTAATAACTAAATTCCCCGAAATATCGACATTGGCATTCATGGAAACATCATCTGATAAAGTAGTCTTACCGTCAACCGTTAAAGTAGAACTCATAGTAGCAGCACCTGACACCGACAAATTGTATCCCATTGAAACATCTCCATTAGAGTCAATAACCATTCTCTTAACGTTATCTGTATAGAATGTCAATTGGTTGTTAGAAGAATCTGCGTTCGGTTCAGCCGCTAAAATTTTGGTAGTTTGTGCTACATTGATAACGCCACCTAATGAGCCCCATGTACCACCGGCTCCATATCCTTCAAACTGACTATTTGTGGTGTTGTATCTGATGGAACCGTAATAAGAAGTATTATTAGACGCACCACTAATATCAATCGGTCGCTGATTAGATTTGCCAACAGGAATACGTATAGCATCAGTTGCGCTAATATCAAGTGTCGTAACGGGAACGCCCTGTGTATTCATACCAATTCGTCCTTTAATGATTAAATCCCCCGAAATATCAACATCCGCTTTCATGGAAACATTGCCATTCACCTTCAACGTGCTACCCATGGTGGACGCACCAGTAACAGCCAAGGTAGAACTTAAAGTTGCCGCCTTGGAAACCTTCAAGGTAGATTTCAAGGTGGAAGCCTTGGCAACATCCAAAGTGGAACTTAGGGTGGATGCCTTGGAGACGGTCAAAGTATCATTTACTTTCAATGTGCTACCCATAGTGGCAGCATTAGTTACTACCAAAGTAGAACTTAAAGTTGCCGCCTTGGAAACCTTCAAGGTAGATTTCAAAGTGGAAGCCTTGGATACATCCAAAGTAGAACTTAAAGTGGATGCCTTAGCAACCGTTAACGTATCATCTACCTTTAATGTGCTACCCATAGTGGCAGCATTAGTTACTGCCAAAGTAGAACTTAATGTGGAAGCACCAGAAACCTTCAAGGTAGATTTCAAAGTGGAAGCCTTGGATACATCCAAAGTAGAACTTAAAGTGGATGCCTTAGCTACCGTTAATGTATCATCAACCTTTAATGTGCTACCCATAGTGGCAGCATTAGTTACTGCCAAAGTAGAACTTAAAGTTGCCGCCTTGGAAACCTTCAATGTGGATTTCAATGTGAAAGCCTTAGCAACATCCAGAGTTGAACTTAGTGTAGATGCCTTAGAGACGGTCAAAGTATTATTTACCTTCAACGTGCTACCCATGGTGGACGCACCAGTAACAGCTAATGTGGAACTTAAGGTGGCAGCTTTGGAAACCTTCAATGTGGATTTCAAGGTGGCAGCCTTGGCAACATCCAAAGTGGAACTTAGTGTAGATGCCTTAGAGACGGTCAAAGTATTATTTACCTTCAACGTGCTACCCATAGTGGCAGCATTAGTTACTGCCAAAGTAGAACTTAAAGTTGCCGCCTTGGAAACCTTCAAGGTAGATTTCAAAGTGGAAGCCTTGGATACATCCAAAGTGGAACTTAGTGTAGATGCCTTAGAGACGGTCAAAGTATTATTTACCTTCAACGTGCTACCCATAGTGGCAGCATTAGTTACTGCCAAAGTAGAACTTAA